AAGTTGTTTACGATAAGAATAACTATACTCAGGTATCTAAGAATGGTATCTTTGTAGAGCCAATGGATAAGGCTGAAACAGAGATTAAGAAGTTCTCTCGTGACAGTTTTGAGCGACAGGTAATCGCAGATGTTGAGAAATCAACAGATCCTCTTACTTCAGCTACAAATGCTGATAGTACTCAGGCATCAGGTAGTGACGACCTCCCATTTTAATGGTAAATAGTCACTGGTGGACAGATTCAAATGAGTCTAACAGTTTTGAGGTTCTGTAAAAACCTCACACGGGATGTATGGTAATATGTTTCACTGCCATAACTTTTCATATAGGAGGTTCGATTCCTCCTCATCCCACTATAAGACCTAATTTTGCCAATTAGGCTTGGGTGGTAAACTTAATAACCGATGGGAGCATACTGTCCATAAACAAAGTGTATGAAGCGCTAAGGAACAATGCGTAAACTATCTTAGGATGCTGGCGAGCTAATTGTGTAGTTGGAAAGGTTAACAGAACTTACATGAATACGTAGAATTGACAGGCTATCAATTCGATTAAATCAAACAACAATGACGTGTAATAAGGTTATGCCTGCGTTAAGTGTATTCTTGCTCTGACACGGAGATGGCGCGTTTGATTTAAGGCTATTTAGGAGCGATCTAAGACACTTTAGATTAGACTTTGGTGTAGTTGTTAAGAGAAATGATTTAAGGCCCTTAAAACGCAAATAAATAGCCTATTACAAGACATGCTAACTGGAAGTTGGGAGTGGCCTGAAGGCGGCTCGTGCCGAGTAGATACTGGAGTGGTTCGAGTCCACTGGTCTTGACTAAAATTATTACTATGGAACGTAAAGATTTTGAAGAAGAGGTTTTAGATTATGCAAACAATCGTAAACCTAAAAGCTGGAGAGTTGGGCAAGCTGTATTTAATTACATAGATAATCAGTACGGTGTTGCTCGAGACGTACAGTTTAAAGACAATGTAGATTGTTTTTATGATGATAAACTGATTAAAGACTTTCTAAGACTATCCTATAATAGGATTCGTAAAAAGAAAGGTTGGTAGAACCTTGGGGGTATTTTGGAACAAGCATGAGTTCGATTCTCATGATACCTACACTAACAAGAACTTATAAGTCAAATGTATAGTACAAAAACAGCAATTACAATGAGCCTTAAAGACTTATTGTCTATGTTGGATGATGAAAGTATCTATACATACTACTTAGGTAGTATAAAAATAGGGAAACTTATCAACAGTCCATTAAGGAATGATGACAAGAATCCCTCTTTTGCTATATTCCGAGGTAAGCAAGGCGGATTATTCTTCAAGGACCACGGTACTGGAGATGGAGGTAACGCTCTAAAGTTCGTTAAGTTAATCAAAGGAATAGAAACAAGAGAAGAGTTTGAAAGGGAATTACTGAGGATAGTTCGTAAAATGAATCCTAATATGTCTATACGTCAACAGACTTACACCCAGAACGTAAGTAATGTTATGGATATAGGAATCGTTAGACAACCATTCACAGATATAGATAAAAGATATTGGAAGCAATTTCATATCTCACTTGATACGCTAAAGAGATATCAGGTGTTTAGCATTAAATACTTTCTTTGTAATAGAGTCGTCAGAGGAACCTACAAAGAAACTAATCCTATGTATGCATATAAGGTATATGATAGATTTAAGATTTATCGACCTTTAGCATCCAAGTATACTAAATGGCGTACTAATTTGACGAATGAGTACGTTCAGGGATTAGCCGAGTTGCCTAAGGATGGAGGTAATCTCTTGATAATTACAAAGTCTTTAAAAGATGTTATGTGTTTATATGAGATGGGTTATAATGCAATCGCAGCTTCAAGCGAAACAACGTTTATTCCAGAAGATACAATTAAGTCTTTAAGGAGTAAGTGGAAACATATTCTTATACTATATGATAGAGATCAAACAGGAATGTTAAGAGCTCGTAAATATAGTAAAGAGTATAAATTTGATGCTTTCTTCGTTCATAAGAAGTTTAAATCGAAAGACATATCAGATGCAGTAAAATCTAATGGTTTTAATACTGTAAAAGATTGGCTTTCACAAACATTAAAGAAGTATGATTGAAACATTGATTCTGGCTATTTCGTTCGGAATAATTGGAGGTATGTTAGGGTTTACTCTAATGTACAAAACATCTCCAACTATAAAGATGAAGAACGGCCGCGTACGATATATAGATTGTATAGATACAGAGTATATTACTGTGTCTGACAAGAGTGGCGTAGAGATACTTAACGCAGCTTTTGCTAAGAATAAGAACGGTATAAACTTTGTTGAGTATGCCACAAAAATCTAAAGGGAGAGTTAGGAATGCGACTAAGGTCGATAAGTATGGTTTACACTTTCGTAGTAAGCTCGAATGCTATACTTATGAAGCTTTTATGAATGCTGGAATACCAGTAGAATATGAGCCAAAGCATTTCACTCTCTTACCAAAATTCGAGTATAATCAGGAGAAAATACGAGCTATGACATATCTTCCAGACTTTATAGGAAAGGGGTTTGTCGTAGAATGTAAAGGCCTGATGGGTGATAGTTTCCCATTACGATGGAAGCTATTCAAATACTACTTGAAACAACACAGAAGTAAAATGAAGTGTTATCTTGTGAGAAATCATAAGCAGGTAGATGAAATGATTCAAGAACTTTTAAGTCAAAAGAATTATGGAAAAGAAAAACAATAATAGTAAGTTTGTAAAAGTAGGTAGTAGTATTTCATTTAAGTTTAATACAGATGGATTAGACTACAACTTACAACCTGGATCAGTTTATACAGTAAGTTATGACAGGTATGAGGAAAAGCTTACTTTATCTGAAGCGCCAAGTCTGAAATTACCAGAGAAGGTGTATTCAAGTGAAAGCGATGACAAGTTTATAAAAAAGACTCTTAATCACTTTCAAAAGTCTAAAGACGAAGTTACTGGTGTTATGTTATCTGGACTTAAGGGTTCTGGCAAAACAGTGATGTGTAAGAAAATCGCTTTAGACTCAAATCTCCCTATCATTTTGATAGATAAGTCACTTTATCCAAGTGTTCTATGTAAGTTATTTAATTTCCTTGAAGACATAGATGTCTGTGTAATTATTGACGAGATAGATAAACTTGGTGAAGACTACGACGATAGTTATCTTTTAAAAATTCTCGATGGTATTAACTCTTCTGGTAGAAAGTTAATGTTATTCACATGTAACAATGATGATATGATTAGCGAATTCCTTATAGACAGGTGTTCGCGAATCCGTTATTGGAGAGAATTTGACGAGATGAGTAAAGACTTAATAAAGTCTATACTTGAAGATCGTCTTAACGATAAAAATGAAGTCAAGTCTGTATTTGATTTTATAATTAATAGTTTTGGTTGTATTAGCTTTGATAATGTAAATTCGTTTATAGAAGAGGTAAATGAAAATCCCAAAGATACATTTGAAGAGTTATTTAATGATATGAACTTGTCATCTAAAAAGTAATGAATATAGAAATACCGTATTACTCAGATAGTACAAGAATTTCTAACTCGAATATAGGCTGGTACTTAGATAAAGGACCAGTCTATTTACATGCTATGCTAACAGGAAAAATTGAAGGTGAAACAGGCCAACAATTAGCTCGTGGAACAATGATACACGAGTATATCCTGCAACCTGAAGAGTTCCAAAAAGACTATGTTGTCTGGAACAAAAGTAGACCATCTTCCGAACAAAGAGAGATGTTCTGTCGGGAACTTGCAAATAGCGTTGAAATAGAGCCAAATAAAGCCATTGTAAGCGCATTTAGAGCCTCTTATAAGAATTTACCTAAGTCAGATGATTTAGTGCTCTCAAAAGGGCTTAAAATGGCTGAAGAATACTCTGATTATATAGAGTATTTAAAGAGTAATGATGGGCGTATAATGATTACTCCATCGTCTGCTATACAATTATCTACAATAGTGGGGAATATTAATGAACACAAATTAGCTTCAGTCTTAGTTGATTTAGATAAAAAGTCTAAAGAATATGAAGAATCACATAATGAATTTCATATAAACTGGGAGTATGAAGGTATTTTGTGTAAGTCTTTAATAGATAGATGTTGTTTCAATTTTAAGAAGAAGAAATGTATGTTAATAGATTTGAAAACTACAGTACATATAGCTAAGTTTGAAGAGTCTATGAAACAATATGACTATTTGAGACAACTATGTTTTTACACATTGGCTTTAAAGTGGTATATAAAGAATGAGTTAAACGATAACCCAGAAGAATGGGAGTTTGAATGGGCTATTGTTGGAATAGATACAACTGGTACAAACGAAATTAGAGTCTTTAAGTTTAATAAAGAACAGATATATAGTAGATATAATACTATTGTAGAAGCTTTAAAGAATATCAGTTGGCACCAAAAAACAGGAAAATGGGAGCACACTGTTGAATATTATAACGGTGATGGTTCTGAAATACTTAATTTATGATACAACCTATGGATACAAAATTTAATACTGAAGAAAAACTCGCAGAATTTGAAATAATTGACGCACAAGAAGATGCAGCAGCAAACGAAGCAGCAGCAGAAATTGAAGCTGAAATGTTTTATGATGATGCAGATACACAAGAATTGGCTTCTGAAATAGAAGCTGAATGCATATTTGAAGACGAGCAAGCAAACGAAAGTTTAGTTGATGAAATCGTTCAAGAATTTGCAATTTAATCGAGAACTGATTATAATTCCATATATACTAAAATACCCCAGTTTGATAAATCATTACTGTTTTGCAGGAGTTAAAGTTACTCTTAATGCAGAAAGTGTGATTTATAAACTAAGGTATAAAATTGAGAATAAAAAAGATATTAAAAATCTTTATTGGTTAGCTAAACTTGAAGATAATTATATATCATCTTCTATAGATGAAGGATATTTTACATTGTCTTTCTTAGCAAATAGAAAGTACGTTAATAGAATAATGTATTTACTAAAAGCTAACGAGTATAGCATAACTGATAAAGAGATTGATACTTACAATACATTTATAACAAAAAGAAACCCGGCCGCTCGTGAGAGTAGTCGGGTTTTATTTTTATTATTAATTAATACGTTCTCTTTCTATCTGTGTTTTAAGATAGTTTAATTTAGATTTAGAATCATACATTTGTTCAGGTATGCTATGGAATGGAGTTGCTTTCATAATATCTCTAAATGCTTTTGAATAACCTTCATATGTATGAGAACGAGAACCTAAAGGCGTTGTGAAATAATCTTCTGCCTAATCGCCAATATTGGACATAAGCGACGGGTCATATAGCATTGATGCTCTTGGGAAGAATCTATTCATTACACCAGAAGCGGTTCCTTGTCCGATTGCGCCAAGCGCGTCGGTTATTGAAGTTGCCGCAGATACAGTTTTGAAGTTGTTTGAAATATCATCAATTCTATATGGGTTAAATGCCTCCCATTTGAACGCTTCCAGCCAATACGCTAACATATACTTCCACCATTCGTCATCGTCGTCAGATGATTTAGCATAAATTGTAGCCAAAGCTGCGAGCTAACTTATCCCAATATAAAGTGCAATTTCCGAAGCAGTCTGTTTTAGTTGATATTTGTTTGATAAAGATTTAACGTACGCTTCATCTGATGATTTATCGTCTATATAATCTTTAAAAGCTCTTCTAACACTCTTTGGTTTTATACCATTAGCTTTATTCTTATTGCGAATATGCATATGATTTATAATACCAGCAACTGTTCCAATTCCACCGCCCAATACTGGACCTAAGAATAAAGTTCCAACGCTACCCCAAATAAGACCACTTGTGATGATATTATGACCTGTTAAAGATGAAAGTAAGTCAAATATATTTCTATGTAAGCCGTTTTTGTATTCTTGCATATCATAGTCGTACACTCTCTTACCAAAATACTTATCAAGCAGAAGTGGAAAATATTGTCTATGAAGCATTACAAGAACACCAGCCCAACTACGTACAAGCAAAGACCTCTGTAATGGAGTTGCCATACCGTCGGCTTCTTCAGCGTATTTAACACATCTATTCTTAATTTTAAACTCGCTCTTTTTATAAGCTGCTTTATAATCAGAGTTATCTCCAATTATCTTAATTTCTCCTGTTGATGTGTCAATTAAATCCCATAGAGATTTATTCTTGTTATACTGACTCATAGCATTGTTGAACCATTCTTCACCATTTTTAACACGACGTATTTTTATATCATACTTTGTTAAAAATTCTCCATTTACATAATGATGAGCTCTAAGAGTTGATTGTATTATCTGTTGTTTAGACAATATATCTGCAGTAGACATAAACCCGTATATAGATTGTTTAAATGCACCTTGTATAAATCTATTTCTATTCGTATGACTTATAGTATTATCCCATTGATTAGCCATACCGAAATTACTCATTATAACAAGCATTTTATCTTTAGTGTAAGGATTGGCTATAGTTCTTGCTCCGAGTAAATGTTTGAATAGTGTTCTTGAAGCTATGTCAAGCATAGATGCTAAAGTTTCTTTAGTGCTATATCTCTGACCAGTTAATGTATATACTATATGATTATACATTGTTGTTAAGAATCCTACTACGGCAACTTTTGGGTTAAGACCTAAGTTTCGTGCAGTAATATATCTTCTTGATAATTGCAATGTTTTATCAAAGTTTATATTTATACCACCCTTATTTAAATTAAACTTAAGTCTTGCTTTATCATATAGATTCATTTCAACCCACTTGTTGATAAATTCAAATGTTTTTGAGTTTATACCATCTACAGTAGTCTTTTTAGTAGAAAACTGTGCATAATCTTGGGCAAACTTCTGTTTACCTATAGCATCTATTAAGCTTTCAACATCGTCTCTAACTTCAGATTTATATTTGTATAGTGAAGACATATTGTAGTATGTGGTTATCATTTTAACTAAGTCAGATGACAATTGCGACGGATTCTATAGCTTTCTTGTATAGTATTGTGGTAATATGTTGAATCTACGACCATCTGGATATTTACCAATGTTTGATACTTCTTTATTATTACCATACTCATCGCTATTTTCGTCTAATGCAGAAGACTCTCCATATTGAACGCTATCATCAACACTTTGAGATATACCAATCTATTCTTTAAGCCATTCAATAAATACAGCCCATTTATTTCTACTTCTTTTTAATCTTTTCCATAAAGAACCTTGCATTTGAGGTAGAAGATAATCATCTGTAAACATTCTATTAGTTTGCATTTCGTTTGATTTCTTCATATACTCTAATGTTAATTTATATAAATTATATAAACCTTCAGAGCTTTTTATTTTTTCAAATGCTTGAGAGTTATCATATAATCTCTTCTTTGGTATAAATGAGCTATTATTACCTTCTTCTTTAGATAGTTTTTCATACATCGGGTCAAGGAATACAGATTCATCTTGTTGTAACATCCAACCTTTGCCGGGTGTAAACTCCATGTATTCAAGTTTATCTGTAGCTACAGTCTTAACCCACCAATCGTCTGGTTGTATAAATTCACCAGTGTCATCTGGGTCATAACCATAGTCAAGAAGCATAGCGTATCTTACGCCAGGGTCGTCTATATCATCTTCAAGAAGCATATTATCTATAGACCTTTCAACGTCATTATAATATTCTGTATTCTCTCTGGTTATATACTCGTCCATAAGTTCAGAATACTTATAATATAGTTTTGCAACTTGTTGATTTTCAGATAAAACTTGATTACGTATTTCTCGCATCTGAGATTTTATATCCATCAATATATTTCTTACTGATTCTGGTATGTTATTACCATCAATTTCGCCATATTGGTCTTTATGTGGTCTAAGTAATGCTTGTCTTTTTTCTTTAAGCTCATCGTATTCTTTACCAAAGTCGATTGAGATGCCACGCATAGCTTCTTTTATCTTTTCAAATACTATTGCATTACCATCTTCGTCTTTCTTAAATTGAAGTCTTGCGTTTCGTCTAGCCCACTTAAGGAATTTCTAATCATCAAACTTAAGATTGAAGCCTTCTTGCATCCACTTGTTGAACTCCTTTTTGCCACCGCACTCTTTAACTATTTTGTCAAATTGTTTTTGCCAACCCTCTTGGTCGTAAACAGGATTTAATTTCTTACCTGTTTTCTTCTCTCTGTAGTCGTTTAATTTCTTCCTGAAGTCTTGTAGCGAACGAGCTATTTTAAGCTCTTCTCCGGTCTTTAAAACACCAAATATGGTGTAATCTTCATACAGCATAGCTTTGTCTCTCCAAGCTGACTTTAAACGATCCCATTCTTCATCTGTTAGAACATCAAAGTGTTTTATACCATTCTCGTCTATAACGCCTTGTTTTGACAATAATGATTGTATTTGAGAATCGTATTGGTCTAATGCTTTTCTTGCCGAATACGGAACATCTGACTGTATCTTATAATACTCTGCTGTATATTTTCTATGAGAGTTTTCTGATAACCATTTATTTCTCATATCATTCCACATAACTCTTGCATCTTCATGCTCATCTGGTGGAAATCTATTGTCATCTTTTAATACAAGACCGTCTTTACTAAACTGCTTTGTAACAGCTCTGTTTATATCTGCTAACGCTTTATCATAGTTTCTCCAGAACTTACCATAGTTTAAGTTTCTAACAAGATAGCCTGTAGTTTGACCATTCTCATCTAATTCATATAACTGTAGTTGAGATTCTCCACGCTTAAGATTTTTAACAGCGTTTAACATAGATAAACCTACTGGTATTGTGTCGTTATCAGCATTCTCTACAGCCTTATTTACCATATGAGATATTGCTCTAATAGCCTCATTTGTTGATGAGTCTGACGCTCCAGCATATAACTGTCTAACACTTATATCATCATTGATAATCTCGTGCATTATAAAAGAATCTGCGTATTTAACACCTTCTCTTGCACCAACAGACTCTGATATACTCTTCATCTTATCGTGGCTTATAGTGTCAAGCATATGGTCTAAAACAGCCTTAGCAGCAGTTGTTACAGATGATAAGTTATCAACATCTTGTTTAACATTTAATAAGTCATCTATAGATATTTTATCTTTATCAATCTTACCTTTATTATATAAGTCTACAATCTGTTGAATATTACCTTCTTTACTAAGCATAAGTTGAAGCTGTTCAACAATTGAGTCATACATCTTTATATTACTGTGCATCTGAAACATATAGTCATTAGATGTAAAGTTCTTATGCTTGTAATAAACATCACATATCTCTTGTTTATCTTGTATTAACTGTGGAACAACTTGTCTTAAAAATGATGTAATTGCATCATATTGGGACATTGTTGATATTGTAAACAAATCTAACTGAGATTGTGTTGAATTAGTTAAATTGGCTTTCTTTGACGCATCTAAACTTGACGTTCTAATTGCATTAAGTCTAACAGATAATGAGTTTCTTATGTTTTGGTAATATGTATCACCTCCGTTTGATGATTTCTTATAACGTCTGTCTATGTAATCCATAGCCTTGTTGAGATGTTTGATATTCTCCCCAGCTCTATCATATTCAGACATATTTTTCATTATATCATTATAATAGTCTATAGTCTCCTAATCTGATGGTCTGTTATTTTCAACAACCCCTCTTGACATTAAGAAATCTTCAACTTGTTTACTAAGTTTATTAAACTCATTAACATTACCAACAATACTTCTCCCAACAAGTATTTTAGATATTGCATTTATTATATTATTGAGAGTTCTTACAACAACATTCTTATTATTATCTATTAGATTAGCTACCTTGTATATTTGCTCTCTTGCATATTCATCAGAAGCTAATTCTGCAATAAATTCAAATTCGTCCTGCATAGCATATAACTACCCATCAACATCACTAAGTATAGAAGAGAACTTTTTAAAATGCTTATTTATATAGTCATAAAACCTCTTTACATTTCTTTGTAAGTCTTTCTCTTCTTTTGTTTGTGGGCTTCTTAATGCTTTAATTGTTAATTGGTGTACAATCTCGTGTATTAACGTGTTAGCAGCATATCTATTTGAATAGTTTCTTAATACATTACCATTAAACTCTATGTATCTATAACCATTAACTATTGTGCTATTAGCATCAAAGTTTATACTATTATTCAGTCTTACTGGAATATCATGCTTTAATAAAACCTTTGCCAATATCTTATTCTTTAAAGAAAACGTATCAGTGTCTAGAAAGTATTGTAGCAAATATCTTGAACTTATAACCTCTCCGGCAAATAACTTTGTTACAGGGTCATGTTTACCTATATTATCACCAAACGTCTAATTAGCACTAAAATGAGCAATAGAAGCTCTTTCGTTGTTCATTATTGGCTCATTATTAACATCCAAATAAGAGTTTTTGTTCGGTTTGCCAGAAAGCCAATCGCCGTATGTATTAATGTATCTCTTAGAATAATATTGAGCTTTTTCTTTTATAGACTTAAGATAATCACCATTATTCTTAGCAAGAATATCAGAGAATAATCTGGAGTCTATACCATTTGGATTTTCTTTAGATTGACTGTTTGAAACTTTATCTAAAAACAACCCTCCGTTTTTATCGTACAACCTATAAGCTGCTTCCATGGCGGATAAATCCAAGCCGACTCTCTAATTTCTTAGATAAGCCGACTTAAATTCATCTTCAGTCATAGGTTGTCCACCGAATGCTTGAATCATACTGTTAAAGCCATCAAACACTTCTTTATTTTTATAATATGGACAAAACATATATTATTAACATTTTTCGTGATTATTATCTTCTGGATTATTCTCCATATCCTCTTGAACTTCATCTAAGAAGTCATCAGAACTGTAATCTATAGCTTGTGTAAGCATGCTTAGAGGATTAGACTCTAATTCATTATTATTTACATCATCTTTAGTCTGATTGTTATGTGTTTCTTTTAACACGCTTTCAACAGGTTTTAAAGATTTATTATCATAATCTAAAACATCTTTAGCTAACGTCTCGTTTATATCAATCTGTTCGTTTATAGATTCATCTTCAAGTAATACTCCATTGTCATCAACCTCATATTGAAGCTCTGCTATATAGTTCTTAAATGCTTTATTGTCAGACGTAAGGTTATTATTACAATATATTATATTCTTACCAGAGAATGTATCTTGCATATAGTTAGATAATACTGCTACAGATTTTGCTAAAGCATATCTCTTAGAATTACCCTTTTTGGTAGAAGATGTTGATATTCTATTTATATTAACGTCATTAATAGATAATTGGTTTAGTATTTCTCTAACGAAATGATGTAAATCTTGTAAAGCTAAAACTCTACGAGCTTTAAAGCTTTCAAGCATCTCTCTATTCTGTTTGAGAAGAATTTCTTTTTCTTTTACATCTTGTGTATTAAAAATATTCTCAAGACGCTTCATTTCACTTTCGATATACTCACTAATCCTATTATCACTAACACCTCTTTCAAGTACATAATCAAACATTGGAGTTGTAAAGTGTATAACAGCATCATCTTTGTTTATTAAGCTCAAAACTTTATCAATAAACTTGCTCGGGTCTTGTTTTATATTAACAGTAACTGTTTTTTCTTTAGCTTCTTCACTCTTTATAGTGTTATAATAGTCTGACTCTTCAACAGAATCATTTACTATATTTATAACAACGTCAGCTTTATTTATACCAACTCTATCTGGAGCTTTTTGACCAGCTTTTAACTTAACAGGACCAACTTTTATAACACGTTCTGTATTAATGTTTTGAGGTTGAATAAAGTTATCTTCATCAGCTGATGTAGTTTGCTTAATTACCGGCTTGTACCATGATAGTTCAAATTTATAAACATCATTAGCCTCATTACTATCTTTTACAAGTTTTTCTACATCAGATACAACCTTATCGTGAGAGAACTGTTCGTCAAGTTTATTGCTTTCAAATATAGAACCAACTCCGAAAGAGCCATACATCTCAGGAATGTTAGCCTGACCTTGCCTTATTCCAGCTTTATTTGCAGCTGCATATACATACTGCATGCCAACACTATTACCATCTCTGAATTTTATAATAGCACCTATATTCTTATATAGCATATAATTCTTTCCGCTCTTAATCTTAATATAAGAACTATCAGAATTACCGGAGATTATAAAGCTTGGATATACTTTATTGTTCTCATTTTCAGCCATTATTGGTTCTCCAAGAACATCATAATTACCTCCTGATAATAATACACTATCTCCTTCTTTTATGTAGTGAGTCTTAACTATATTATCGTCATACCAATAGTTCCTTGATATAATATCGATTATATTTTCAGCTCTGTCAGCCTCAATATTATCAATATCGTAGTTATATAAGCTCAACAAATCATTATTAGTATTTATAAGCTTACTTTCGCTACGGTTCATATCGTGTAGTGCAAACGAAAGAGCTCTATCATATTGTGCTCTATATTCAACAGGAACTAAATCAAAGAATGCATCAACTCTATTTTGGTCATAAGAAGAGTAGTATGCATAGAATGCTAAGTCTTCAGCAAGCTGCCTAACTTCTTCATCTTGATATGATAATAATTGACTAAACGCACTTGATAAAACCTGCTTCTTACTCTGATTAACCTTCATTTGATTTGTAGATAACACAAATCTACCGACTGGTGATTTCTCATTAGCTGATATTGGGTTTAGATAATTCAGCAACTCATTCTGAACACCAAGCGTAACTGGGTCTATAAGACCTGGATAATTCTGTGGATTAACTTGCATATCACTCTTAAGTTTATTAAATCTTAAGAAGATATTATCAGTATCTTTATTACCAAATAATATAGTTTTTATTTTATCTTTAACAGAATTTATATCTCCACCCATAGTAAAGTCTATAGCATCTGGATACCTTTCTTTAAATGAAGCAGACTTAATAACTCTTGAACCAACGCCAAATAGAGATAAGAATCTTAAAACGTTATCAATAGAATCAGATATAGTATTTATAACTTCATCTTTTGAAGTAGGCTTATAGCTAACAGCATTATCATCTGTATCTTTAAATCCTAACGTTTGACCCATTATGTTTCTAAATATATTGTCAAACAGTCTTGTTGCTGTAAATGATTGATTCTTCAGTAGTAGTCTTGTTAGTTTTTTAGCTTCTTTAAACTTACTGCCTAAGAATGTATTCTTAAAGTATTCATTTATAGCTACAGTTGATTCAAATCGTTTTAAAGATACTTTCTGACCAGTCTTATCTTCTCTTTCTTTAGCAATCTTTTCAACCCAAGATTTAAAATCTTTTCTGTTTATTGTAAATCCGTCAGTTGTCTTAAATATATCTATACGATTTGAGAAGTTTATATGTTGAGCTATTGAATTACCAAATCTCTTAGTGTCAATCTGAGATACTTTAACTAAGTCTGATAACTTCTTAGCATAAACACCAACATCTTTAAACGAACTTAATGCACAAGCTTGGAATGCAAGTGATAATGCTTTGTTAATTCCAGGTGCTTGAGTACTAAACTCTAATGATGTCTTTCCGAGTTCTACATCAAACATCTATTTCTTAGAAAATGGTCTTTTTATAGAGTTTCTCTCTTCTGGAGTAATACTGCTATGATTTTTATCTATAATTAAAGAATCTACATAGTTTATAAATCCTTTAATTTGCTTTTGAGAATCTTCATCATCAACAGCAATAAGACATTCTTTAAGCTGTTTTAATAGACTGTAGTATATTTGATTATATATACTCTTTTCATACTTGCCAGTATAATCACCTTCGCTCTTATCACCTTCTAAGTTAAAGCCATATACATTACCAGAGTTGTTCTTTATGTTGGCAAACTCTTTTATAGATGGTTGTGTTAAGAATGTAAATACACCAAGACCTTTTCCAGCTCTAATTAAAAAGTTAGTATGACTGTATGTTGTTTGGTTTACATTTAATGCAAACACATACGGGTCTTTAGCAACGTCCACGTTAGCATTAACCATAGCAGATAACCAATCTGCAATACGCATTCCGTCTTCTCCATATATAGCATCAAGACTTCCAAATTCATATGGGTTTTTGCCATAATCAAATGTTAATCCTGTGTATTGTGTAAGAGATAAGTTTGTAACATTAAGAGCAAATGGTCCAATACCTTGTTTACCAGAGCTAAACTCAAGTTTTCTCATAGTTTGGAAATATGGACTAAGCTGATAACCACCAGCCGAATACCCATCAGATGTATTCTTTAGATACTTCTTAACAAGTTGTTCTTGTAATATGTTTGTTACAACATCAATAGAACCTCTTGCAAGTGAGAAGTTTTTATCATCTGTAATAATATCTATATAAGTATCTATAAGATGATTTTTAACAGATTTCTCTATATCTAAATCGTCTGCAATAGAGTTAATAAGCTCGTCATCTTGGCTTTCTATAGCTTTAGCAACATCTTCTTCGCTTCTTCCAGATATTTTAGATATAATCTTAACAGCAACTTGAGTATTGTCTGCATCACCGTTATAAATAGATTCTATTAAATCATAGTCGATATTGTGTTCAGAGCCTAACTTATTAAAATATTTAAGAGCTAAGAATATCTTATCAACGTCGAAGTCAGAACCAGTCTGACCAGTAAATTCTCTTGGTACTATTATAACATCTCCAGATTGTTTTGGTAGAATATCAGCAACTTGTGGTGCAAACATTGAAGATTGACCCTGCGTAGGAATACGATAACCAATTCCTAATGGTTTTGCATTTTCACCAATTATATTCTTCTCAAATAACCAAGCTCTTATGGCTTCATATCCATTTTGTTGAATATTAGACGGAACTACATCTCTAAAGAAGTTCTCGCTAAGTATTACTTGAGTGTAATTTTTATCGGTCTTCCACTTAAGTTCATTTCCATTGTTGAGTTCTATAGTTTCAGGTATTCTATCTTTAGCTTGTTCAAGTCCAAGTAGATTATCACCTTTCTTAAATTTAGAGAATCCAAGTACAGATTGCTGAATTGCAGTACCACCCTTTGAATTTATATCTACAACAAGCTTGTTTATAAACTTAGATATACTATTCTCAAATACTCTTCTTGACATCAAACTTGATATTGTTCCACCTTTGCCAAGTATTTGTAAAGCTGATGTACCTAAACCGTTACTCTTACAAACTCTCTAAACAAAGTCAGATACGGCTGAATTATCAACATCTCCATCTTTGTTAAAGAATTCATCTTTTACAGAGATTACGCCAAATTGAGTAAGAAGATTAATTGTGGTCATAATATCTTTTCTGATAGCTTTACCAGTTCTTCTCTTATCACCATGACCATACTTCTCATCATCAACTAAGTTTGAGAATGCTAATTTAAACATCTGCTTACCAACCATACGTTCGTCTGTTTCGTGAGCCTTTGTGTTTAACTGCATTCTAAGATTATCTAAGCTTTGTACTTTTATAGAAAGTGAATCTTCAGAATCTTTATTAGTAACAATTCCAGTCTTATAATCTACAGAAGTATCGCTATTTCTATCTATTAAAGAAGATAATTTAGAAACACTATCTTCAACATTAGAATCATCAGATATTAACTGTAACCCCTTTTGAACAGCTCCAACTTTAACAGCAGATTTAAAAGTAATCATATCTATTTCATTTCCAGCTCTATTCATTCTCAAATATAGCTTAGAACCTGTATTTGTAGACATGTTAAATTTAAATAATGGGAAAATAGCCATCTTGTTAAGAATTGTTCTATTTCTAAAGTTATCACCTTCTTGATGAGAATAGTTATCGAAATAAGACATCTTTAATGGAAATAGCTGTAACTTTTGAATCTTAGATGCGAGCTTTTCATTTTTAGCCCAATCTTGTTCTCCAACATTTACACGGTTACCACTTTCATCTGCATAGTATCCGTTTTCTATAATATTAAATGCATCTTCGTCAGAATACCCAGTTTCATCTGGAATTACAGACCATTGTCCAAGACCGATTCTAACTCTTCTGTATAAGTCTGGTCTTATTATAACCTGAGCATCGCATACATTTATTTTCTTATACGGATTCATCTGTTGGTCAAGTTGAGATTCTATCTTACTCTTTATATCTTCTGGAATACTATTATATAGAATATTAAAGTAATCTCTATCTGAATATAGTAAATCTATAGCTTGAGACTTAGATACTCTCTTTGGCTTTACATTCTCACCATTAGACTTATCTTTAGCTTTATTATAAAGAACATCTGCTACATGTGATACAAAGTTATTAAACTGCTCATTTATAATACCATTTCTAACATAGTCTACAACAAGCTGTGTTAAGAACTTCTGTTTTACTTCATCGTAGAATAATGATGGAGTTTCAATATCTTCAACATCAAGTGTTGTATATTTAGAATGGCTTGGTATGTTTAACTTCTTTATTTCATCTTCGTTGTATTGAGTTCTAATTTCTTCACCGGGAGACAATGTACTTCCAAGACGTTTGATTTTATCTGAGTGTATGTCATCGAGGTTATCAACATTAACATCAACATCAAAGTTTCCATTTTCTCCATAAATAGATATTGATGTTCTAACAGATGGGTATTTCTTATTACCTTTACTCTTATATTGAGCAGGGTCTCCAGAGAATACCTTCTCAAACTCTATAGTTGAGATTACACTATTTACAAAGTGGTTACTAATAAGAGATATAAGTGCGCTATTTTGAATATCATAGTTATCGTACAAATCGGTACTTGAGAATAATTTAGTCTTAGATAGAGTTTCAACATAAGGATTAAAGAATTGTTGTGGTATATTTGTAGGAATAAATCTACCATTCTTATCTTTCTGTACCATTTGTAGTGGACCATTCTCAGATAACAACTCAAGTTCATCAATAACACCTCTATATATAAAGTTGTTTACACTATTTAAAATATCCTTTGAATATGTATTAATGCCAAGATTTTCCTACTCTACAGCATATTCTCTCAACTTATTTAAATAGTCTCTAACAAGTTCAAACCCATCTAATTCAGATTCGTCTAAACGTAAGGCTCTTAGTTGTGATACACTATACCCATTTACAACAGAATTATCGTCTTGTGTTGCTTTAAATCCAGGCGTTTCAAGCATCTTTTGAGCTTCAAATATAGCCTGTAGTGTTTGATTTAAGTTTAGGTCGCTTTCTGTATCATATCCGTCTATATAATACGGTAATATGTCGTAAAAATATCTAAACTTACCACCGTTTCCAGAAAAGTCCATTCTTCCATTCTTAATAACCCCGTGGAAGTTTTCCTGTAGCTTATTAGGATTCTCTGTAAGGTATTTTATATTATCTTCAGAATAATATTGTATAAGAGCATCTAATTCATCTATAAAATAGCCGGCAATGGTATTAAGAGTGTCTTTAGAATATGCTGGAACAATATCTCCATATTTACCAACACTAAATCCCTTAAAGTTATAACCGCTATATAACTGGTTAATAGCTCTATTTTTAATATCCTGCTTAAACTCGTTATCGTCAGTAAGACTTCTATACCAATCCATTGCATAAGACCTAAATTCATAATCTTTAACATCGTTGATTGGTATTTCAATAATACTATTATCGCTCTTAAATTTCTTTATAGTTTTAAAATTCTCACTATAAACTTTAACAGCAGCATCTCTGATAAGCTTGTTTGGTATTTCTGATATTACAACATCGTGTCTTAATTTTAGATTTGGTGATGTAATAGAATACCAAGTCTTCTTATCAGCCATTGTTGGTAATATAAGGTGGTCATTCTCGGTCATATACATCTTTGAAAGATAATCTTCCATAGCTGTTATTCCGAAGTAATCACTACCTTTTAACCTATCACCATCTTTAAGACCTACGAATGCATTTATCTTAAGCTGGGTTTTAGAATCGTCTTCATTAACATTATCAGAAGCGTCAAGCAGTAAAGAATGTTTTGAATATGGGTCCCTCCTAAGATTTTTAGAAGTTTCAGATTGTGGGTCGTTTAGATTTCTAACTCTACTTGATATATAGTTATTTTGACCTATTGGGTAATACATTTCACCACTTGGACCTTTTACAGAGAAGTCTGATGGGTCTGGGTGTACAGCATCCCAAGATGCAGCAAGCTGTGCTATAAACGAATCTTTATTGTAGTTATTATAAACTTGGTCTAACTGCTTTTCAAAGCTATTAACACCGTCTGATTGAATTATATTTTCACCAACAGACATGCTTAACGTTTCATTTATAATACCACTTATACCACCCTTGGCTTTATCTGTACTACTTAATAACTTATGAAGTATTTTAACCTACTCATACCCAGATATATTCTCGCTATCAGAATTCATAGATATATAAATATCTATAGATTGGCTATCAGCATCTATACCTATAGAATTTAAGAATTTAATAATATCGTTCTTTATTGCCGTCTCTTCACCATTATTATTAAGTTTAGATAGTACAGTTTGCTCGCTTGTAGTATATCTATTATTCTTTTTAACAAGTAGTTTAGATAATTTCCTTACAACCTTATTAAGTTCTCTTTGTCTACTACTAACGAATGAATCACTAACAACTATACCTTTATCGCCATCAATCTTAGTTAAACCATTTGTAAATAGATTTTTAGACCACTGTCTTGCAATATTCCTTTCTGTTGATACGAGAGAATCGTCATTTATTCTCCACTCTCTAAGCTTATCAGATATTAATGAGAATTGATACAAGCTTGAATCTATCTCAGAGTCATCAACAAAATCATCATCGCTATTATTCCAATCTTTTGGGTCTGATATTTTTATATATGATACATTTGGCTTACTTGAGTTTATAGTAGCAAATAATTGACTTCTAAGTTGAACATCTGGATTGTCATTAGAAAGAAGCTGGTCAAGCTTTTCTTTAAGAGCGTAATAGAATACATCTGACTCTGCTCTACGAGAAACCATTCCGTATATAGAGTTATATTTATATTCACCCTTCTTATACTTAACTATACCGTCTTTAATAACATCTTCAGTATATACATCATCAAGAGAAGATGCTTGCCATAAGTCCTTGAGAATCTTTGTCCAAGCTTCATTGAAATCCCAGAATAAAGAAGAACCAAAACCATCTTGTACCTTCTATATATCTACTGAACCATCTTCATTGAAAACTCTTGTATATTTAGGTATTGAATACATAAACATCTTAACTCTAAGTGCAGCATTGTCTTTTTTACTTATAGATAAGTCAAACTTATCAAACTCAAAGTCGTTTCTTTCTTCTGCATCTTCAGCTTCTTCAACATCTTTTTCATGTTTAATCTTAACATTTATACCAAAGTCTGCAAATGTTTCTACAAGCTTGCGTTTTAAGAACTCTGGGTTATCATGTATATCTTGAAGCATTGATGACATTTGTTCAGACTCAGCTTCATCAGCCATATCTTGAACCTTATCAAGAAGCATACTAAAATCAAGTTGTTGATTCTTATCATATGCACCAGAAATCTGTTTAATTTTCTCTATAGAGTCTATGTTAAAATCAGATATAACCTTTCTAATAACAGCATCCAATACAGCAAATAAATCTGTATGATTATCTATATACTTAAGATTGTTTAAATCTTTATCAGAAAAGCCCGGAACGGAGTAGTCTATTTTATTTACACCGTACTTATACTTCTCAGCAAATTCTTTAGCAGATTGCCTGTCGAGATGTTCTGTGTTACCAAATTCCCCTCTCTTTATAGACCTAAATAAAGCTCTATAAGCAGACTTTCTACGAGATGTTACAACGAAGTCAAGTACGTTATTAAACAGCTTCTTAACCATTCCTGGAAGTGAGTTGTCTTGCTGCATAACTATGTAATTCATAAACTCATCAGCAAGAGCTTCTTCTATCATAAGATTTGTAACACCTTCTTTATTAAACTCTTTATGAGCCTTAGCGTATGAATCCCATATTTTAGAACGAGTATTAGCATCATTTAACAATAAGTTTACATAGTGCCAAGCCTCATGATATGTAACACCTTCACCGCCATTTGTTGAAAGTTGTATAAGTCCTGTAAGCTCTCCAGCTATTCTATCCAAAGATACCTGTGTAACACCAAATACTTGCTCATTGTCAGTACTTCTCATTACACCGTTTCTTACTATGACGTTGTATCTGTTTATACCAAGATGTTTTTCAAGCCACTTAACAGCCTTATCCTTATCAAACTTACCTTTTGATTTATTTTTAGAATATACACCAGTTACTGGCTAACTCCAAGTTTTCATCGTGCTTGTTACAAACTGAAGTTTACCTTTTCCATTCTTAAATAAATCCAGTCTAAGATAACCATTGTTGATTCTAATGCTATTTATAGTAGTAAGTGCAGTATTCTTTGTTATACCGCCAATATCTTCAATCTTATAAGATGTTCCGTATTCCTTATTATACTTGTCTAAAAAGTCTTTTACAAGAGTATTTAGATGGTCTACAAGTTTATCTAAATTACTTACATTAAACTTCTTAAATTCAGCATTGAGATATGGGTCTGTTACATATATAACATCTTGCAAACCTCCGTTATTATTAGCACTTCTATGATTCTCTTCAAGCTGCTTTCTATAAACTTCTCTCTCTTCTTGCGTTTTAGGAGATTTGAAGCCCATATTTTTACGAAGCTCTGCCACTTTATCACCAGCAACTTCATTAGCCATATTGAATAAATCTGGATTTATTACGCTAAACCCAGTGCTAACACCACTGCTATTATTACCAACAAGCTCAATCTTTGATGTTGATTGTGGTTTTCCGTCAGATGGTGCTGGAGTTTCTGAATTAACACCACCAGCAAATACAAATGGGTCTTTAAATATCTTTTTAGAAACATCAGTACTCACCTTCTTATTAGACAGAAGCCAAGCCAATACACTAACATTTGATTTTGGTACAAACTTGCCATTCTTAAGCTCAAAGAAATCTTTAACTCTGAATGATAGTTGTTTATTACCAAGTATATCGATAGTTTTTTCAAGTTGCTGTTCTGGAGTTAAACCTTTGCCAGAGAAATACTCACTAATCATATTTTGTATAAACCTACCTATTATTGATGTAGAATCACCAACTTTTATAGATGAATTTATAAAATCTATATCAGTGTTCCAGTGCATTTGTGTAGCTATAGCGTGAACTATTTCTTTTCTATTGTTTTCACCTTGCTCTGAATCATCGAATATTTCATCTTCGGTATATATCTTTTCTTGGTAACCGTTAAGAGGGTCTCCTATACCTATATGTAATTTATTTATACCACTACCGTCAATATCTCCAAAGAATAGTTGTTTTCTTGCTAAGAAGTTCATTGGGTCTCCACCGGTCTTTGGCTGATTTCTCAATAGCGTCTTCTCTCCACTATGTATAAAGAACTCTACAATCTTATCAATTTCAGACCTATTATTAGTTCCGAAATCAAATCTCCCACACAGCATGTACATCAAAATCTCAGCAGTAGATGGAATAACTTTACCATCACTAGTATTTATAAGTTTACCTTGTGTAGCATCATATGATAGAGTAAGTTTGACATCGTCTTTAGAACCTATAAATTTAGACTTTCTATTTCCATCTTTATCTATAAATTCCTGAGTATCAAATCGTTCTTCGTGTAGCATTATCGGAACAAGAGTATCTGTTCCAGATAATCCTTTAACAAGCCAGTATAGCTTACCAGACAAGCCTTTACCATCGTAAATCTTACCAGAATCTTTTGATAATAAACCATATATCGCAAACTGTTCAGACGTTTCTGCTAATGCACCTTTACCATACCCAAGTAAAATACTTCCGTCGTTTAATTGAGCTTGTATCTAATCTATTGTAGCGTGTTCATTGTTCCCTACAACTCTCTTCTGTTTAACATTGTCTATAACACCATTACTTTGTTGAACATAAGATGGTGTTACATCATCTCTAACTTGCTCTGGAAATATATATTCAACAACTTCTTTGCCGTCTTTTACGCTAACTCTCTTATCTAAATACTTGTCAATTATACTATCTCTAAGCTCTTTAAGTCCGTTTATTTGGTCTTTTATAGCTTCTTCGGTAAACATCTTCCTACCTGGTTTTTGATAGTGTTTTCTTGCAAGTATCTTAAATTGAGTGTGTACGTTTCTCCAAGTTGTTAAATCTTGCTTATATTCTGTCTCGTGTTCAGATTTGTGATAATCTTTCTTAAGTGGTTTGTGTAACCACCACTTCTCAAAGTCGTTTTCATTTCTACCCTGACTAACCCACCAAGATTTAGCAAGCTTCATTTCCATTTCGTTTATAGCGTCTGTAGCCAACTTAGCTCTTCTACTATAACTATTTGGTAGTCTTTGACCAGGTTTTAATATCTTAGAGAAATCAACACCTTTCGTTATAAGTCTATCGATTAGATTCTTCTTTTGAGATACAGTATATTTACTATTAGGCTCTCCTGGCACATCGCTAACCATTAAACCAAGAGCTCTTAGAGTTGTTGCGTATGTATTATTATCATCTTCAAGTATAAGACATACTGTCATAGAGTCTCTAACATCGCCTATGGTGTTCTTTTCAGATTGTTGAGATTGAGTTACTATATAGTACTTTTTAGCAGACTGCAACCAGCCTTCTTTAGAAAGCTTCTCTGATAAATGCTTACCAGACGCTAAAGGCTTGTTTAGCTTAACTTGCTCACCGTTAACAGTAAGCTTCATTAATTCATACTCACCAGTCTCTTCAAATAAATCTGGATTTGGTTGATAGAGGAATGTATTACTTACAAAACTACCAATAGTTTCGTCTGTAACATTCATTCTATATCTCTCAACATCTTGTACAGTTCCATCTGGAAGTTCTTTTTGGTCAAATCCATCAATCTCAGCTCTACCTAATATTATAAGCTCGTCCATTAACTGTTTAGACTGCTTCTTAGACAGAACTTTATCTTTGTATTTTACCCTTCCGGTTGTACCATAGTCCTCTGTATCGACATCGCTAATGTCTTCTACATCTTCAAATGAATTAATCTCTGCTTCTGCGGCAGCTTCTTGAACATCTTGCTCTTCACTTGCTACTTCGGCTTCTATTTCTGATGCTGATTCCTGAATATCGTCATCATCAACATCAATCTCTGATTCAGCAGCTGCTTCTTGAGATTCAGAATCATCTTCAGGTAATTCTTCTTCAGAATAATCTTCTTCTTGTGTTTCTATTTCAGATTCAAGTTCCTATTCTGTTTTATCGCCATCATCTACAATGCTATCAATATCATCTTCATCTTGAGTACTTGTAGGTTCAGCAGGTGTGTTTTCAGGTTGATTTTTAGCCTATGTATCTTCACTTGGAACTGTTTCACCATCACCTTCTTCTATATCAGAATCATCTGCAATCATTCCTCTTGTAAGAGCATCTAACGGGTTTATTGAATTGCCTTCTGATTCTACATCAGCTTCACCTTCAACGTTATCGGTATCTTTTACTTCATCTGAACCTTTCTTATCGCTTAGAGCTTTCTCTTTTTGCTTGCGCTTTTTCTCATCACGAGCTTTATTTCTACTCATGTATCTTTCTGCAAGCTCATCTTCTTGTTGTAGTGTATCAGGAATAGCTAAATCACCATTAGTTATTTCGCCGTCTTCCAAATCATCAGATTGTTCTCTATTTGCTTCATTGATAATCTTTTCAGTCTGAGAATCAACTTTTTCTGCAGCTTCAACGTCTCCATCTGCAGCATCATTCAGGTCTACTTCTGTAACTGGTGCATCTTTCCATAATCTATTAGCTATTCTATATCTATGCTCTTGGTCTTCTAGGTCTTTAAGAAGTTGTTTTAGTTGTGCCTTTTTAGAAATATCACTCATATCTCTACGAGTAGCCTGACTATCAACGTGTTCTGATTCTAATTCATTCTTAGAATTAAGCTTAGCGTTCATTTTCTCAAATTGAGCAAGCTCTTCATCAAATACATCTGTTCTATTTGTGCCGTTTATAGCTTCGTTGAGTGATATTGGATTTATAGAAACATCTTTATTACCAGCAAGAGAATACATTTGAGCTAATATCTTTTGAGACTTTAAAGATGCTTTATTTATAAAGTATCTTGTAACAGTCTAATCGTAAGAATCATCATTATCTATTTCATACTCATTAATATTATCTTTAAATAAATCTTCGTATGTATGATTTGTCTTACCTTTCTTATTACCGAGAACTCTATCTTGCTCATCAGTTAAGTTCTTCTCCATTCTTTTAAGCTCAGATATAAGAGTGCCAAGCTTATCTGTATCTATATCAAGACCAGTTTCTCTTTGATATAGGTTGAGGAACTCTAATCTTGACTCAGATGACTATAATATCTTTTTTATATTTTCAAGCTGTCTATGAGAATTTAATACAGCTATTCTTTCTTTAATAAATTCAGCTTTAGATACATCATTATTAAAAGCATAATCTTCGGCAATATTTCTTATTTCATCAGAGAATTCTCTATCGTTTTTAAATCTATCAAGCAAAGAAGAATATGTTGTATCAGTCTTAAGTTTAGAACGTAAGGCTTTAACTACAAACTTGTTCTTTATGGCGTCATCAAATGTCTTTGCTGTTTCATTAAATTGTTCTTTATGAGCTTGTCTAAACGCATATTCAATTGCAAGATTTTTTGATTTTGAATTTCCAAACACACTTGCTAAATCTTCATCAAACGCAGCTTTTCCAATCTTTCCGCTTGCATAGTTTTGAGAAACATACTCTCTTATATGCTTGTTATTTTTAAAAGCGTCAAAATTATTCATCTCTTTAGCAAAAGAAGATAAGTCTTCTTTACGCTTTTTATCTACAGACTCTTTTGTAGATTCGTATTCATCGCTAAGCTTTTTAATTGTCTTTGCAAGCTTTGGATTTTCTTCTTGAATCTTATTTATCTCATCGTCTGATAAAGTACCTTCAAATAACATATCTACAATATCAGCTCTTTCGTGATTCAGCTTATCAACTTCTATTGCGTTTTCATTAGCTGCATCATTACTCATCTGATAATCTGTAATTCTCTTAGCTCCAGTTACTATAAAGTTCTTATACTTATCGCTAAAGGTCTTAATGCCAGCATCATTTAAAGTCTTTCTAATCTCCTTGTTATTATATAGATTATACGCATTCTACATAAGCTGCATTTCTGCATCCATGTTAGACTTTCTTATAAAAGGATTACTTTCGTCAAGGCTGTTTTTAAGTCTACTCATAGATGTTATAAGCTGTTTGTCTGTAATGCCTTTTCTAAATGCATCGTAAAACAACTCAAGATGAGCTTGGTCGTCAAGGTCTTCAAAATGTTTACCTATAAGACTTGTTACTGTTCTATCAGACTTTACCTGCTGTATGAAATCTCTAAAGTTATCACCACCTCTAAATTTAGCCGGAAGTGCATTTTTAGCTGAGTGCTGGACACCACTTTGCATAATAGATGAAGCAAAGCCTATATTCATAGCCTTTCTAATTTCATCTGTATTTAAGTTTTTATCAAAAGGCTTTAAGCCAAAGTAGGCAAGCATAGACTCTCCAGCGAGACCAATATTTCCGAATATTTCATCTACATCTAAGATGTTTTCACTTCTATTATAATCGTCATAAAGGCCTCTTGCGTATCTGTCTTGTAATATTTGCTGTTGACCTTCTTCAATTCCTTCAGATATACCCTCTGCTAATAATAATTTGCTTTTACTCTTTAAATAATTACCTAAAGATTTTGCGTAAAGACCTTTAGTCATATTATTTGCAAACTGTTGTGCAGAAGCAGCTTCTTTCTTTATAAATCTATTTGCTATTTTATCTGTAGCAGAGTTAAAGATTCCGTTAAATGTAGGTAAGTAATCCTTAACTGTAATAAGCTCGTCCATTATTGGTTGTGATAACTTAGATGAAGTTGCTCGTAACGATGGACTTAAGAATTTAGCAACAGCTCTATTAGCGTTACTATTAATAGCAGCTTTAGCAAACTTATTAAGAGCTTTACCACCGAATGAATAGAATGGCATTTGCTGTGCATAATCCATAAGAGCTAAAGCGTTGTTTGCATTAACAAGCTTATTTATACCCTTTCTCGCATCTTTCTTAATTTGCTCAAAAGCCGGATTGTCTGTTTGAACATTAAAAGCCACACCCATCTCCATAAGTTCCTGTGGTGTCATATCGGTTGTATCAAGATTGTTTCTTTTTGCATAATCTTGAATTTCTGATATAACATGACTTATGTTTCTTTCATCTGTAGCCGCAAGTTCAGAGAATACTCTTGTGCCAAGACCTTCGATTTTCTCCTGACCAGTCTCTTGTCTTCTCTGCTTAACAGCTGCATCAATACTATTTGCAGCAGATGCTGCAGTTGCAGCCCAACCTATAACTGGAAGTTTTTTAGCAGCAAACATCAACAAAGCGTCTACACCTTGTGCATTAAGAGTGTGCTTCATCATAGCTACACTAGATGCTGTTTGTACTGCCGCATATTGTGGATGTATGATTAAGTCGTACCAGTTTTCACCAAATTTATCTACACCTTGCTTGAATGATTCTGGAATATCTTCTGGATTGTAAAGCTTTATAGTTTTGTTAGCCCAGTTATCTTTATTTTTTAAAGCGTCTCTTTTTATATTTAAAGACTCACTTACACTTCCATCATATAACATGCTTATAACTGGGATAGCATTAGCCATCTGATTAAGTGTTACATTACCAGTTCTTGCTGCGTATTTATCTTGTTCATATTCAACAGTCTTTTCGGCAATCATATCTTTAAGATATTTCTTCCACTCCTGAGCTTTCTTTACATCGTACTGTTTTTGATTTTTTTTGTAAAGATTTAGGAACGAATCAGAGTTCATGATTGCTTGTTCTGTTATAGCCGTATCATAATATGAGTTATTCGTTAAACCTGCAGCATTTCCAAGTTTTCCTATGTAATTTACTCCATAGTTAAGAATATTCTTACCGAGGTTTAATAATTGAATAGGACCATCATACCATTTACCACTTCCACCTAAGTTTTGAAATATATAAGATGCGTTTGCTTTAATTTTATCAGAAGTTGATACATTATCAAGGTTGTACATAAGTTTTCTGACAACCTGATGATTTCTACCTTCTCCTGTAAAATAGTTATCAAGATTTTTTATCTGCTTGTCAGCTTCATCATATTGAACCTTAAGTGTTTGATATTCTACATCACTTGTACTACCACCAGATTTTATATGATTTTTCATAAGTGTTTCAAACTTACTTTTATCATTTTGAAGCTCACTATAGTTTTCAACGAGTTTTACATCTTCGAGGCTTTGCTCATAGTCATCTATCTAAGCCAAATCATAATTCGCTGAAGTTTCGAGCAGTTTTTGTGTAAAAGCTCTTGCTGTATTTTTAGCGCCAAGATTCCCAGTAGCCATACCTACTGTAAAAGCGAGTACTGACGAATTTAATCCATCAATAAAACTCTTTGCTTTATCAAGCCACGTATTATGCTCTATGCTTGCTCCGTTGTCCATATAACTATATACGGCGGGAGCGTTGTAAATAGAAGTAGCGTCTCCTTTATATATATCACTATTGTAAGGCGCAGAGAAAGCCTGGTTTTGAGCTGCTTTATTTTGCTCAAAACTGGCTAACCATGCACTTGCACCAGGAGTTGTATATGAAGGCTTACTTTTACTACCCTTATTAAAACTCTTGTATCTCATATTAATTATCTTGTCTATGACGATTTATATTGTCTTTGCACTTCTCTTGCTGCGGCTTCTTTTCCTCCAAATAAACTCTTGTCATAAGAAGTGTCTATTTGTCCGTAACCTTGACCGCCATTGTTATCTATCTGTTTAGATATTGGAATTTCTACAAATGTATTATTTACCTTTGAATCTATAGTAGTACCATTAACATTCATCATTCTCAAACCTAAACTCTTTATTAATTGTGGAACATTAGAAGAACTAACACCTATAGAACTTGCATATCTTTCGAGTACACTATACGGTACTGAAACATTTGCTAAAATATCTAACGATTGTCCTTTTCCTCTATTTGGAACTGTAGTTACGCCAATTCCACTTTTACTAACAACCCAACCTTTTATCTTATTTCTCTTAAGGAAGTTTTGGAACATCTTACTTTGACTACCATTTGTTAAATCTCTTCCAGTAGAAGCATTATGAGCTCTATAATTTCCAAACCAAACTCCGCTTTCTGAGAAGTTTAATACAGGATGTTTCTTTCCAAACTTACCTTTACTTTCATCTATAACATATTGTTCTTCGTTTCCGCCTGTAAGAAGATTTATTATTTGCTTTCTACCTTCAGCATTAATGTCTGTAAACACGTTATTATAATAGCTTGAATTTAATCTATTTCTTTCATCGGCACTATAACCACCCTTACTTACATCTTTATTAGAGTATGCCATAGCGTTAGTAAATCTGCTTGTTACATTGCCAAACTTATCTATCAATCCGTTCTTTGCGGCATTACTATAACCCTCTACAGAAACTTTATTCCACCAATTTCTGTGGTGTATAGCGTCGTTATACAGTCTCTTTTGAGCCGGTGATAATCTACTATATCTAACTTTCCAATTTGTTTGTTCTTCCTTAGATAATTTACCATCTTTATTAGCATCAGCCTTACCTAATATACCATAAGCCTTATTTAACCAGTAGTCAGATATTCTCTTAGTATTTGCTTGGAAATTCTTAGGTCCAGCTATATTGTCAGTTTTCTTTCTATTTGCAGACTCTATAAGTTGTTCTGTGAATGAAAGTGGAATAGGTTGTTGTGCACTCTTTAGAACAGGATTACCCTTTGCATCAGGAGTATAATTTGACAACTTCCACTGTAACCACAAGTTATCTCTCTGACCAGCTTGTCTAAGTTTCTCCATACGAATTTCTTGTCCAAATCCTTCTCTACGAGCTTGTGTTTGATAAGCCTGTTGCTTGTCTAACATTGCATACTGATTGACAGATTGAACCGGATTAACCATCCACTCCTTATTAGCTTGTGCTACGTTTTCTTGCAGCCTACCCTCTATCTGTGCCATAGTTGGTTTTTCTATACCTTCAGATAAAAGCTGTCGTTTTGCTAAATCTCTATAATAATCAGATATTGTAGAACCTTGCCAGCCTGGAGTATTCTTTGCTGCAATACCTTTAATATCACCCATTGTAAATCCAGTATAGTCGTATCTTCTATCGTACTTCATACCGAAACCTTCTACATCTTTTTTGGTAAGAGTGTGCGGAGTTCTATTATTAAACCAATTGTCAGTTGCTTCTTTAAGTGTTACAAATTGAGCTGGGGATTGTCTTGTCCATAACCCATCTCTGATAGTGTTCCAGCCTTGTAGATTTTTACCACCTGTTATAAAGTCTTCATAATCCTAATTAAACTTATTCTAAGCTTCAAGCTGAGCTTTGTTTCTAAGATATTCTTGAGCAATCTTAGAACCTATCTTTAGTTTATTTATATCCCCAACTGGTAAACTGTTAATAAATCTTGATATTTCAGCACGACCTTCTACACTCCTAAGAGGGTCTATACCTCTTTCATAAAGACTATTTATTAGGTTTTTAGAGCCGTTTAGTACATTTGTATTATACCAGTCTGCATCTTCTTGAATAGGTGTAAAGAAATCACCGTATTCTTTCTTAAAGTCTTTTATTTCATCTACACCTCTCTGATACATATCACGAGCGGCGTTAATTGATGCCATCATTATTTGAGAGTCATATAAATCTCTCACGGGTAATTGTACCCACTAATCTCTTGAATATACCATAATTATTTATATATATAACCCGGTGTAAAAATCGGAGGTGTTACTGTTGTAAAGTCTACTGGTGTAAATTCCTATGTATATGGAATTACTTTTGTTGTAGGTATACCAGCACGTCTATAATTATTCCTTTTTATATTCATATTTGGCATTCTCTACGGTACAAGACTTAATGGCAATGCTGCTGCAAATGCATTTCCGATACGTCCTTTTGGTATTGGTAGCGCAGTACCACCTTGATTATATACTGTCTAATCTCCAAGTATTTTATCTTTATCCAAATCAACTTGCTGCTGATACAATCCAAGCATACCGTTTCCAGTTTGTCTTTTATATTCATTAGCTGCATATTGATTAACATAATCCATAAAGTTACGTAAACCCATCTGCATGCCTTGTTGTCTTGCAGCGTGTGCTTGAGATGTGTATTCAGTATTATACTGATTAGCTTGTTGTCTGCGCTGTGCTTTAGCATTACCTGCATTAAGAGCAGCTTCAGCCCACTTTCCTCTATACTGATTATTTGCTTCCTGAGCTCTCTGTATAGCATTAGTTATGTTTTCTTGAGTCCCTAATCCAGTGGCAACATTAGCCAAATATTTCTGAGCACCGCTTAAACCGCCAGCTCTATTTATAGCAAATCTATTTTGTCTGTCTTGGTCGTATATTAACTTTAATGCTGTATATGGATTAACTCTCAGTTTAGACATCTGTTCTAATGCAGCAGCTTCATAAGGATTACCTGCATATATATCAGGAGTGTGTATTTTTTGACCTTTGGCATCTAAGTACTAATACAGACTTGTTGCAGCACCAAGACCCATTGGAATAGCATTACTCATCCAAGGCATTACTGGAACTTTTCCATTAGCAAACCCGGGATACTATTGTTTGTAATTATTCATATCTCTCATATAATTATGCTGTAAAGCCTGCTGTTCAGATAAATCTCTTAACTTTTGAACTATAGGTTCTTTAATTTTATTAACCTATTCTTGTTGGAACTCGTCGCTATCTTTTCCAAGTTTACCTCTAAGTTCATTTAAAGCTTTATTACTACGATTTTCATACTTTTTATTAATCTTTTCTAAAGCTTGTGTATACGGTAAAGATTGGTCTCTAAATGTAGTACCAGTTCTCCAATCTACATCCTAACCTAATACAACTGTATTCTCATTTAGGTTAGCTAAATTTGTATCTTTACCAGGCTTACCAGTCTTTACAACATGTCCTGTAGTATTATTAGTATCTTCTAAATTATCTATTATACTCTCTCCTGCAGCGACTCTTGCATTAGGCTGAGCGTTAATCTTACCAAGTGATGTATATACGCTCTAATGGGCTGTAAATAGGTTCTTTGACACTCCTTTATCTTTACCATGCTTTGCGTATAACAAATCATCTTGAGTTGTACCATTCTCATTATAGTACTGCTGTGTCATATAATCAGATTGTGCTGAAGATTGATTGTAGTTATTTTTATTTATAGCATTTATCTTAGCCTGTTGTAATCTTCTGCGCATCTCTCTTCTGCGTTTACCAGCTCCAAACAAACCTCCAACAAATCCAGCTACAGCACCTATTCCTGCACCAATAGGACCTCCTACAGACATTCCTAAAGCTGCACCAGATGCAGTAGTTTTAAATGTGTTATTGTTGTTCTCTCTGTTTAATTCTGACATTTGTCCAGAATAGTCAATATCATTAACTTTCTGATAACCAAATCCAATTCCATTAGAGTATGTTGTACCAGCTTCTTGCATTATCTAATCAGAGCCTTTAACACCACTAAAAGAATTGGTTAAGTCTCCAATAAAACCTATACCAGCACCAAGAGATTGTTGAATATTTGGTTTAGAGAACTTTAAAAAGCTGTTATTTCCAGATTGCTAACCTGGTGTTACCCCAAGAAAATAATCGTTATAATCTCCATACATATTACGATTAAATGCCGATATTGGAAGACTGTCAAACCCAGTAGCAAATCCTGGAAGAGAGTTAATTGGCGTTCTCATTTTTCTCATACGATTTAACTCCATAAAGTTCTATATTTAGTTGTTATATATTGTATAGCTAATTTTTTATCACTAGCTTTATTTTCTATATTACAAATCATAGTTTTACCTCTCATTCTATTTCCGTATTGTTTTTGCAAAGCGTTATTAACGTTTGCTCTCGGTATTGCAAATCTATAATCATAATATCTATTAGACACGTGGTCAGATTCTAATATATTTGAATCTTGCCCTTGTGTATGAAACGATTCTTTTATCTAATTCTTAAATTGTTCATTTCCACCAAACAAAACATTATCAAATACCTTTACAGTTTGAGGATTGTCATTAACAACGTATTTAAGTTGGAAATTTAATACCACACCAAGCATATCTTTATATTTATACAGATGGTCATATTCATTACTATCGTATTCGTATAGATAGTCTCCACTGCAATAAAAAGACCTACCGAATGCGTTTATGCTATCTATATTTGACTCTTGGTCTGTCTCTGAATAAAACTGTTGCGTTTGTTCATTAAATACAAGAGATGTGTTTTTATTTAACGTAAACAAAACTTCATTGTATTTTGTGTTTTGTGTAACAGCGTGCATTCTTCTTTCAAGCATTGAATTTTTATCAGACTCGATAGAATTTAATCCACTTTCAACAACCTTCTGGATATTTTTAACCTTAGACAGTATTTGATAATTAGATTGCCCTGTATATTGACAGTACTGTTTGTTTGTAAAGTCTATCCAGTATAATGCGGTTGGTGTTACTGTTGATGCAAAAGATTCATCAAGCATTCCATTTTCTGTAGATATATAATCATATCTATCTAACACACCACCAGAACCAAGCAGTAGCTTATTATTATCATTATCTGTAAGAGTTGTTCTTTCATTTACAGACATTATACCGAACGCGCTCTCCTGAAAGAATATTAGATTATTCCTAAACGTCTCAAGGTTTGTTATCTTACCATTATCTGGATTTACGTCAATATAGTTTGCAGCCATAAACGTAACCCACGAATCACGAAGTTCTCCGTTTTCTTTTTTATTAGAATACCTACATCTATAATTAAAGTTATTAACATCCTTTTCAAGTAAAGATGATTTAGATGAATATATACTAGCTTTATAATCAGAACTATATGCAGTGTTATATATATACTATGGTTTATCTTGTGTTATATAGTCAGATATTTTAGAAGGCTCTTCTTGTAACCAAGTAATATTAGCATTGTCTTTATTCTAAGCAAACTCAAACCCATTTGTATAAAATAAGTTTATACTTGTTTCAACAGGTATATAATTAACAATTGCTGTAGTTAACGGAGCTTTTAAATCATTATGATAGAACTTATGTGTAGATACATATTCAAACGGGCATATGTAAGTATCACCATTAAACACATCGACTCTATTTTCTTGGTTTTTATTATATCTATATATATCTGAATAGCTATAGTATAAAGAATCATCTATATCGCTCTTCTGAAACCCACCATACGGTATAATATCTTTTGTTATATTACACAGATATGTTCCGAGCATAGAAAATCCATATATATAATCCTTTGATAAATCTTCATCATATCCTACAAGTTCAATCCATTTTGGTGAAGGTTTTACATAGTTTTCATTCCAACCCGGTCTCATAGAATTATCATACTATACATTCCTAACACCAGGCTTTGGGCTTCCTAAATTATCGCTTAGTACAGATTGTATATATTTTGAACCTACAGTGTCGGACAGCTGGAATACCTCACAGTCTTCTTGACCTGTATTAATATTATTCCATTTATTATCTATTTGCATCAAAAGACTTGAAGAGCCAGGCCCTATTATACCAACATCGTAATATTCCACTTTAAGACCGTCTACTTCACATACTGTTTTAAGCTCTTTTATATCTTCTCCAAATAAATTACCAGATACCCAGTTGCAGAACTAATATTGTCCAACAGTGTTGACTTTATCTATATATGAAACAATAGTATTGCCTTTAGAGTCTGTACTTGCGAAATCATTCCACTTCAGTCCTTTTACAAATTTATAGCTACTTATTCCACACTTATCATTTACCTTCTTAACTTTAGAACCGAATACATTAATCTTACCATTCTAATCTTTTGTTGAAACGTTATCACAGTAGCCTTTTTCATGTGGTACAACTGTAACAGCATGAGATTGGTTATAGTATTTAAATATACGTTTTGATGTTTTGATACTATTCTGTATTAACTCTAATATTTTATCATTACTGTATTCGTAGCTAGATGATACGTTTAGATTGTAGTTTTCGTTTAATATGTTATATCCGTAAAACATATTATACAAAAGAGCATTGTCTTTAAACTTATCGTTTTCAACATTATAAAATTCCTGAGTAGCTCCGCCATGTTGTATATACAATAACTTTTTATCATTATCATTAACATTTAACACAGTGCTTAGCTTATCAAAACTCGCTTGTGGAAATAAATATTTTATAGTTCTAATACTTGTATTATAACCATTGAGTACATCTGTAAAAGACGATTGGTTGTATGAAAACTCTGGAGATATAAACTGATATAGTTCACAGTTCTATAAGTTGCTTGATGTAACGCGCTTACCTTCGTTAGCATTAATCTTTGTAAATATGTTGTCATCGGAACTTGACGTTATAAACTTATTTGTAGTTATAACAAAGTTAGGCGTATATGGTTGATTTGGGTGATTTGTATAATCCTTAAATATCTTTTTTACTGGTCTTGATATAACACCCTGTGATACAACAGATATATCATTAGACGTTCTATTACATCTAACTATTTCATATTGAGCTATATCATATTTATCTAAATCGTGTAGTGTAAACTCTATTCCAAGTGAATTTATACCAAGTTCTGTATTAACACCGCCATATTCAAATGTGTGAAATCCGGCAACTTGTAAGTCAGGAACTCGTATATCTGTAATCCATTTTACTCTACTCCTATTTCCAAGACTATCGGTAAATATAATTCCAAATCTATACAACTCTCCACGTCTCAATGATTTCAAATTAGATGCTATTATCGGGTCATTGTATGTAGACCCTTTATATATATCTTTATTTGGAATATCACCAGCATCAACAAAACTACCAAATTTGTCTATATAGTATTTCTTTAAGATGTTATCATTGTATCTCTATATATTCTTTAATGGTATATTTTCAGAGTTAGATATAAAAACTCGTTTTTTATCAACTGGTATACCTTTGTTGGAAAGTTTAGAATTTGCATCATCAAAAGATAAATCTGTTTTATTTTCAACCTTGTTACAGTCTCCAGAAAATTGAGTTACAACAAATTTCCAGTCTATATGCTTACCAGTTCCACCATAATAAATGTTACCAGAGTTATCTGCCGCAGTAAATTGAAATGCATATTTCTTATAACCAGTCGCAGAATGTTCCCACATAAACCCATCGTTTATAGTGTTTATATACTACGTTGTATCATTTATATTATTGAAGCAATCACACTTACTTGTAATATCATCAAACAACTTCCAATTATCAGCTTTAAGTTGTTCTATAGTCTTTCCGTAAAGTAGGTTATTGTCCTTATCGTTATAGTTAGATGCATAAGGTTCACCTACTGTAGAAAATCTTAATGCGACTGTATTTATCTCATCAAATTTACTTGTTTTTTCAGAACTCTCTTTTATTTGAGCTGCAAACAAATAATCATCTTTCGATTCTATGACTCTTGGTATTATGTGTATGCCAGATATAGAGTTATATTCTTGTATTGTTAATTTCTATAATGATTCGTTATTACCGTCAGTATATGTGAAGTTTTCTCTAAAAATACCATCGTATATAATACTAACTTCTGGCTAATCACCAACTTTATTGTAATGTATTCTAAATATTCTAATAGTATCATATATATCTTTTTTAATATCAAAAGATAATTTTATACCAATATTTGAACTCTTACCACCATCAACACCAGTATAATCATAGTCATTATTCTTATAGACTATAGGTATTAGTTTTGTTGTTGGTGAAACTTGTGTTGATTGTTTATATCTTGAATATAATTGATAGCTATATTGATTTGCTCCAGCTTTAAGATTTCCAGATGTTATCTGTTCTATTTTTGGAGGATATAAAACACATGTATTATTTGATGTTATCTGATTTATACTTGTTGGTATTGGATTTGAAGACAACTCTGGTAAGACGTCAATTATCATAATTGTATGAACACCATCTGCTACATACAACTTAATATTATCATCACCTTCTTTTCTACCAGCAATGCTAAACTTTTTTGTACTATTTAACATTATTTGATGCTGAGCTTCTTCTGCTGTAGTAGCATTTATATAATCAGAACATGGACCAAATATAATCTTTAATGTATCAACGTCTACTTGCTTACTACTTTCTTGAGGTATTTCAAATCTATATACACGCAATTTACCATCTTTATCTATAACAAACAATATACCATATTTGTCTATTTGATATGTGTTTTTTATATACCCAAGACCCTAAAATATTTCTTTATCCCCGTTTATACACTGCAACTGACCAGTATCTCCATCTGGTCCGTGTACAAATCTAAGGTTTCTGGCATATCTATATTGGTCTGAATTTAACAAATGGTCAGCTACATCTGAGTTCATACCGCCAGAAAAAGTATTAGTTTGTATGTTTTGTTGTTTAGAATCCATTGTAGTAATCATTATATGTTAATTGTTCTTTACCAATATATTTAAAGAATGTGTCGTCTCCATCCCAATCTGGTATAAGCTTATTCCAATCATTCTTTATATTCTACATATCATCTGGTGTTGGCATCATTGCTTCAGCGTATGCTTGACCTCTATAAAAATTCCATTTAGTTTGTAGATAATTATATATTGTTATGTTTGCACTCTTTAGTTTACCACCAAGCCTACCTTTCATAAACTTAGGGAAACTGAGCTTCATTGTAACATACCAATATATTGCTTCTTGATATGATGCTAAATCTGGTATCAATGGATAGCCTCTCTCATCTACAGGAATCGCCTTGTAAGAAAGCTTAACATACCCATCTTTCTTGTTCATTACAATCCAGCCAGGCTTAATGAAATATTCAGGCTTCTCTTCATGTTCGTGATTATAAAGTCTATCTTGCACAACTCTCGTTTTAGGCAAATTAATCTAAGATTGTGTTGTTGGGTATTTATGCTGCATATTTGGAATACATTCAACATCTTGACTCTCTTTAGCTAAATTCTAAGAGTTTGTATTTATTGTAACACCGTGTTTTATATTTGTCTTCTGTGGTGTTTTAAATATTGCAGTCTGTGTACTGCATGGAACATATTGTCCATCTATTGAAGCTGAGTAAGCCACACCGTCTAAATGTATTAAGTCTGAAGGCAACGGCGTCTAATAATCCTATAATTTTAATATAGGACATCCGTCAACTCCAGACTATCTGCTGATATACTACATTGGTGCACCAATCTTTTCTATGGCTTCAAATATCCACTCCTTTATATCACTGGTTCTCTACCTAGCCTCAGAAGCGTCTAAATCAGCCATAATTTTAGCTATGACTGATTCACATTTTGTAAAATTGTATATCATTTATATTTATGTAATCGTGATTATTAAATATTAACTTTGCCAGTTTTCTCTTATTCGCTCTAACAAGACTTAATTGATATTTGTATCTATCTGGAAATGTCTAAGGTATTTTAGACCAGTGTAATCTAAATTTATACCCGCCAGAGTGTTCATTTAAATGATATATTCTCTTCTCCAATTCTTTACTGGCTTTAAAGTCTACAGATAACGATTTACCTGTATATGTCTTGGGTTTATATTTTCCTACCTGTATAAAACCAAGCCCATAAGGCATTTTAAAGCCGTCTGAGCTGTTTAATACTTTATCTAGTATAATCTCACACATAGACTATAATATGCGCTTATACACGCTATATGGCACGTCTATTGGTAAGTTTTTATACATATCTCTAAATGTAATTGAGTTTTTACTCTTCATCATCTTGTGGTCCGTGTGGTTTAACACTTGCTAATGTAGAGTTATTGCTATCATCACTAGGTCTTCCGAGCATAAAGTTAAGCTCAGTTTTAATAATAGCCTCTTTGATTAGCGGTAAAATCCACGCCGGTAGTTTAATATCATCTTCTTTCTTTGAGTCCCATATATCATCTACATCTTCTTCATATATAGCAAGAACCCATATATTCTTAAGCTTATTGTCATCTTGATTACCTTGTACATAAATATAACCGTCTTTATAATAAGCTGTAAGTTCGTTTCCTGTATATTTTCGATGATAATGATAATGTCTACGAATATGATTCATATACTGTATATTCTCACCCATCTGGTCGTGAACAGCAAGTATGCTATCTTCGTCATCGTTATATATTCCCTCTAACTTCTATTCGGTCTTTCTTGTATATATTGGATATTTATCTAAAGAATCTACATCTACAAGTTTTAGAGGACCTGTTTCTTTTTTATAAATATCATCAGACAGTTCGAGTAATTCATCTACAGTTTCAGACATCTGCTTTAGTCTATCAAGTCTTTGCTTAGTAAAGTATTTCTTATATTCTTTAACCCATATACGAACCTACTCCCTTGATAAATCTTCGCTCTCACTGATGTTGTTATTTCTAATTAGAAGCAATATATCGTCAACAAACTATCTAAGTGTAACGTATGTCATATTACTTATTTATTGATTCTATTACTCTAACATCTGAAGTTTTAAGTAGGTCATTAGTATTAACTATTTCATACTTATATACATTCACTTTCTTGAAGTCTAGAGTAAATAAACGTTTTATAAAACTCTTTTTATTCTTATATTTTCTACTTCTATATACATATAAGAACTGTTGATTTTTTACATCTAACTTAACACTAACAGTATCTCTACCTATAGTATAAGCTACTTTTGTAAGGTTGTTATAGTTTATAGTATCTGAATATATACTATCTTTAAGTATAGTCTTAACTATATCCTACCCCCTTACCCCCTTATTTGCACTAACGTATATAGTCTATGTTTGAGTTGCGACAGTGTTTATAACCTTCGGTTTAATCTTAAGTTCTTTTCTAACACTATCTATCTAACTCAATAACTTATCATTAGTGTTTCGCAACTAAGACATATCAAGCTTTAACACATTGTTAGCCTATTCAGAGCCATTAAGCATACCCTGATAGGCTTCAATGTTATTATTAGCTATTTCTATGCGTTCTGAGAGGACTTTATTCTTATTGTAGAGTATTACACTACAAGCTACGAGAACACCCATCAAAACGCCTAGAAATGCCTTATATGCGATTCTTTTATATTTAAGCAGAGGCTTCAGATTCTTCAGACCTTTTATTAGCCCGCTTATTATTATCGCTAGATTCATTTAACATTACATTATTGCTTGATAATATTGTGCGTAATTCGCCAAACTTAGTGTTTACATATGCAGACACACCGAATATACTTCCTGCATAAACGAACGTTTGCGCAATATACCAAAGTATACTATCCTCAATGTTGTGCTGATTGAGGAAAAACGACAAAAACGCCAAACAAATACCACTTAATAGTGAAATTGACGCAGTTGAATATTGTACTAATTCCTTGTGATGCCTTTTCATGATATATTTATTGTTACCTTTCCATTCTTACAAGCATCTCTTATAATCGGGTATAACTTATCAACATATATCTTAGAATTGATAACTTTTCCGACAACCTTATTCTATCCAAGTAATATACACCCTTCTGAATCTTTTGCAGTATTACCTGCGTGTATAAGAACTCCGCTAAATGAATTAACATTTAACAATCTCGGAGTGTATCTTTTAAACCTTGGAGAATAAGCCCATACTACCTCGTATAATCCATACGGTATAGCAGTTTCTCCTTTTACTTTCTTCTCTCCGTTATCGAAGATACCATTTTTATTTAAATCTCTAACTCTATCCTCAAGCGTATCACAAAAATATACACCGTCAATATAGAGTTTTCCAATTGTGTACGTATCACGCAAAGCGACACGCTTAAGTTCAAGTTTCATAGTATTATTATTTATAATCTTCCAGAATAAATTGTTCACCTTTGTCTATTGTAACAGTTCTAAAGTTATTTGAACCCCATCCAGATTCATATATTGTTAAAACTATTACAACTTTATATTTACCAGCTCTTCTTTGGTCTTGTGCTGGGAAATACATCTCTATCTATCCTTTGTTTTCAAGCACTCTTGATGGACATAGATATTCTGTAGGAATGATTTTAAATTGTTTAGAGCGTACTCCAAATCCATTATATGTTGGGAATATTCTATAATCGTCAATTGGTCCAAACATACCAGAGTTATACACTTCTTGATTGTATGGAAGCCAGTTATATCTAAACTTATTAGTATAGTTTATATCATATTCCGTAGGAGAATAATATTGTGGATAACCAAAGTTATCAAGGTTTACATACTCCTATTCATCTGTATTTATAACATAACATCTAAGTTGTTTTATAGATGTTAAATCAAAATCAGATAATTCAGATAAGTTATACACTCGCTTAATATCGGTGCCTATTGTATATTTATCCATATTAAACTATATGCATTATAACAAAAAAGCCGGAGCAGGGCTATGCCCAACCCCAGCCAGATTGTATGGTTAATGTTTATTATTCCATAAAAGCCTTAATAACGGCTGAAATAGCAGCACCTTCACCTTTCTTAGGATAGATTTCTACAGACTGCTTAGTAAGTCTATGCAGGTCATCTGCTGTACGATACATATTCTCAAACTGGAATGTAATAGCATCATACTGACCGTCGAGTTTAACATTCAACTCTGGGAGAGTAGTCTCACGAAGAGTACCATTACCACGATTGATAATACCATCGTAACCAAGAGCAGCAGCCTCACGGTCTCTAACATACTTTGGAGAAGCTGTGTAGATTACACCAGCTTTCTTAGTAACCTCAAGACCAGGGAGCATAACTCTCTTATTAGAACCAAGAGTAGAGATTCCAGCAACATCAGCAAAAGCAACCCAAAGGTTTACGCTAAAGCGAACTGTAGCTGCAGGGCTGATAGAGTTAACTGAATTGTCATCATCATACTCCATAGCTGTAAGAGTAAGAGTTTTAGAAGCAGTGTCGTACTTAGCTGTTACGCGAGCGCGCTTTGTATCTTTGTTAATAAGCTTCTCAAGACCTTTAGCAATATCCTCTATGTCTTCACCGCCCTTTGTAACATACTCGTAAGATTCAGTCCACTTGCGATAGCGTGTATTCATATCCTTGTATACGATACGAACAACAATACTATTACCAGCAGTCTTAAGCTTCTCAAGGATGTTAACATCAGTTACACCTGTAAAATTAAGTTCAACCTTTTCAGGCATATCTTTCTTCCAGTCTGATGTTGCCAAGTTCTTAACAGAACTCTTTGAGATTGGGTTTGTCCAGTCTACAACAGGTGTAAACTTCATAGAACCATCTTTAGCAATTACCTTTGATATTTTATTGGTAATCAAACCAATCTTAATTTTGTCTGCCTTTTTAGCCTTTACAGCGTCAAGAGCTGCATCAGCGCCATTTGCGTCAGCTATGATAATCTTGCCAACACCAGCAATACTAGATTTATCTGCAACTGTAAGAGCTGAAATATTGCCTGAGTACAGTGCACCAGTTTCGTTTGTTACGAAAACGTCATTTACGTATGTAATCATAATTGTATATGTTTAATTAATTTTTTCTACTCACCGCACACTCGTCATATATAAATACAACCACGGCTTTCCACGTTAAAATTATTCTTGTGTCATAACCTCTTGAGTAATAGACTTGTAGCGTTCGTTTTTGGTATTCTCCAAATACATCTAAGCTGCTATTTTAATTATCTCTGGCATGGTTATGTCGTCAAAATCTTCGTAATCATCAAATGGATTACTAAGTGTTATTTTCTTTGGGGCTCTTAAATACCCCAAAGTGTATTTTTTTATTTTGTAGTTTTTGTCCGTTAGTAAATAACAACCACCGTTATTACAAACTCTCAAAGGTCTTGCTACGCCATATTTATAATGAAAATCTGTAAGACTGTTTGTAACTCTATACATAAAGCTATCAGATGTACATTCAAATACACTTGTAGCATAATCATTTTCTAAATTATTATCAGCTATAATAACATCCTCATTTAAAGAGAATAGAAAATCATCTGGATACATTGTAAAGTATGAATCATATTGAGGATTATTTGTATCCAACGCAAAGGAATCTGTATTAAAAGTCTCGTATAGGTTGATTAAATCGTTTCTACGCTTCTCATTTTGCTCATATGATGTTTTATGTACAAAATCGCTATTAAAGCGTATCTTGACAAATTTATCAATTGCTTGATTAATCCAGAACAAAGAATCTCTTGTAATAGGTTTTTCTATTTCATTTACTACACCTATCTCGGTTTCAAAAGCCTCTAATATATTTATGTATTTCATTCTTCATCCTCCCTATTTCTTTTATTAGCATTTCTCTCGTCTCGAGCTTGTTCTTTAGCTCTCCGCTTTAGATTTTCTAATGTTACACCATATTTATATGTGTATATATATAAATCTACAGCACCTTTAACTATATCCCAAAACGCATTATATGACAACTCACACGGAGATTCCTATCCCGGCAATATTGAAAAATCAGCAGGGAAAGAATAATACGTCATAACCAAATGTTTTATTTTTGTATACTTGTCATGGAATACTTTTATATTATTTGCAACGTCTAAGTCATCAACTGTAGATTCTAATACAACTGCAGGATGCCTCATTATAAACCCATCATTACTGATAGAATCAATAACAGTATTTATATCATGTTCTGAGCAAACTGTATTTAGTAAGCTGTGTGTAGAAATTTTTGGAGTTCCACCTATCTGAGGTATTACAGTTTCATTTGGATGTTCATAAGATGTTGTACATATAGATACGCTACTTATATATTGATAGTAATTAGAAGGAAGTTCAAATATGTTACAATATTTATAATCTTCAAATATTTGAGATTCTGTAACCTTTGATTTTCTACAAACCTCTTTCTTTATAAGAGTCCTTAACTTCTCTTGTATAACTGGTATAGCATTAGGGTTAGTTTTACTAGATTGTATAAGCTGTATCATAAGAGTCTAAACGTACTGTTGGCAGTATTGGTTTAAAAACTTATATATTGTCTCAGTATCAACTTTATTTTCAACTTCAAATGATGGGTCCATTTCGATTAGCCTGCGCTCGAACTCAACCCCTAATTGTTGTGTTTGTTCTAATGTCATGATTCAAGCCCCTTCATTTGTATTTTAGTTTGTAATCTTGGAGATTCAACAATTTCTGTAGCTATAATTAATGCTAAATTGATAAGCTCTTCAGCCATTGTGTCTGATAGTTCAAATTCAATAGTACTTTGCTGTATATTTGTATCTGATGTAAATTTCTTTGGTTTTTGTATATACTTATAAGATATATTATTTATAACATTTTTAATGTCATTAATATCTCTTTTTAATATATGTAGTTCTTTGTTATATATAAAATACATTGGTGTTTTAGACCATGGTTTATTATATGATGACCGTGTGAACTTATATGCATCTTTAATCTGTATTTGCTTACACTTATCACAAAGAACATCCGTTCCATGCTCGTCGCCATACATTATATAAACATCTACTATATACAGTATATTGTTATATTTGTTATCCAGATTTACAATAAGTTCATTTTTATAATCAACTTTACTTGTTACTGCATCAGAGCCAACTTTTATTAACGGTTGTAAATCTTCAACTGCTTTAACATCACCTTCAAACGACATTCTTCTTTGATTATTCCCTGTAAATTTTTGAGCTATTAGAGCTAAGTATGCTTTGTCGAGTAATGTTGCAATTTCGTAATCAGTTAACGACGGATATGACGTGGTGATATTTTCCTTGTCATATTCAATCATAAACTTTTCGTATATATCTGCATGCGTCATACGTCGTTTAATTTATATTACTTATTATTTGTTTCGTTTATAATAGCAAGCTTTAAGTCCTGATTCTTTTTGTTATCCAAGTAATCTACAGCTTCTTGCAATGATGTAGCAAACATATCTGAACCATAGAAATAGTTTGTCTTATCCTTACGAATAACACCTTTAGAGATAGCTTCTTCAATAATAAACTCAGTATCTTTAGTCTTATTATCAATCCACTTCTCAAAGAACTTCTTGGGGTTCTTATCAACCATTGTAAACAATGTAGATTCTACAAGTTCGTTTGAAAGGTCGTCTGACTTAACACCAAACAACCTAAGACATTTACGCATTTGGTCTAAGCTAAGCTTATCAAATTCACGAATAGCATCTCTACGTAACTTGTTAACCTTATTCTGTTCAATAGCCTCTGCTTGTCTATTAATCAGCAAATAGTCTTTGCCAGCATCTAGCTTATCTAGCGATGTAGCAACTCGCTTATGACCTGTCAAAAACTTTATAATCATCTGTTGGCGAGGAATTGAGTCATCTAACAATAAAGGTTTAGCACCAATCTTTACACAGAACGTAGTCCAAAACTCACTTGTGCGAGAAAGATGACCTTCATTATAACCTAAAGCTTTTTCAAAATATTTTTCATCTTCTGGTGTAAGACCAGTATATATCGAGCCAGACCTTGTAAAATAAGGGGCGATATAATCAAAACATCTGCTGTACTTAAGCAAGCCAGCCCATGGATTCTTTTTCTTAATTCTTAATTCAACTACCATAATATTATTTTAATTAGTGTTGTTTCCCTTATATATTATTCAACAGGGGCTGATTTCTCAGCTCCCTATTGATATAGTATATAGTGGATTATATTGATTACGCGTTATCTGCAATCAAATCTGATTCATCAGCATCACAATACAGAACACCACAAGCGAGTGGGTTACGTACCATAATACCTTCTTCGCCAAGGAAGTGAACCTGATAACCATCACGGCTATTAGAACGTAATGTGTTAACTGAAGTACCATAACCACTTGGGATTACAGAACCGCCAGTACACCACTGTACGAACTCACGACCCTTACGACAAACCTTAACAATGTTTGCCATACCATCACGCATACCGAGGTCTAAGAACAAGAATGTGTAAGACATCAGCGGTTTGCCTGACAGTGGGTGCAATTGACGGAACATTTCCATATTGTCAAACAATGCACACTTCTTAAGCGTTAACTCGATACCGTTTGTCATCTTATATGTAGTAAACTGACCACCAAGAGTCAATTCTTGACCACTACCAGTGATAAACTTAGTATCTATGAGCTGCATATTAGCTACCTTGTCCTTAAGAATACGGTCAAATTCTCTGAACATTTATATTTAGTTTAAATCGCTACTTTAAACTCGGTGTATTAGACCGTTAACACCGCACATACTCTCATATGTGATTAGACTATATCTTTTACTCATTTGAGTAATTTACCACTTCGAGTTCGCTTGAACCCTACTCCATTTCGGATAGTCGTTGAACTTTACATTTACACTTTTGAGTTTTTATTTTATAACCCTTCATAGAGCCACTTGGTATATATATATCTTTATTACCATATCTTTTTATCATTGTACACAGCGTAGATTTTTTTATCCCAAATATCTTTCCAGCATCTTCAAGACCAATTAATGTAAATCTTTCATGTTCATTATAAAATGTAACAGATTGCTTTACAACATACATCAATCCATTGTCGTATGCTCTTCTTTTATTCTCCTCTATATCACACCACTCTAAGTTGTTTAAACTATTATTTAGTTTATCACAATCTTTATGGTCTATAGAATTATAATTATTTGGATTTGGTATAAATTGGTCGGCAAGAACTTCATGCATCATTCTTCTACTCCAATCTACATTATACCTTATATAACCGTGTTTTATAGTAGTACCAACAAATCTTTTACTAACAGTATTATATAAAGAACCGTTTTTATTTATTATATAACATGTGTGATTTTGAAGTTCTACATACTATGAAAAATCAATATCTTTAAATGTATTGTCTAAAAGTTTACCAATATTATATTTATACGGTTTGTTATTAGACCCAAATATAGTTACTGTGCCATTTGTGTTTTTTACAACATCTTTTGTAAATCGGTCGTAAACTATACCATCTATATATATTATATATCTAAACTCAAACCCTCTTAAAGGTTTGTGTAATGTCTTAGCTGCTGATTGTCTATTAAACATCTATGTGTTCATAATTTATATTGTTAATCTATGTTAATAAATTCTTTAAGATTTTCCAGCAATTCAGTAAATTTGCTTTATAATATCACTATTATAAGGAGCTATATTTAACCCATTTCTCCAGTCAACGCAATAAACTTACGTTCGTTTGTACCAAGCATGTTGTAGCAAAGGTCAAACAAGTAATCTTCAAGCAACTCTGCTGTCAACGTTGTGTAATAACGAGTATTAGCTGGGCTAATCTGCTCAAACAAACCTGCACTGATAGCAACAGGTCTGCCATTTGTACCTTTATTTGAGTATGTACCATCAGCGTTACGGTTAGACTTAGCAAAGAGCAATTGATATTCCTCACGCTTCTTCCACTCACGCAAAGCAAGCCAGTACTGATAGTCTGACCACAAGTAAGACTTCTTACCAGTTTCTGGGTCTGTCAGCGCAATTGCCAATACGGTAGAGTAAGCATCTCCAGTAATATCGTAAGAAAGACGCATTGTCATCAAGTTGTTACGCATCTTAAATGGAGTCTGATAGTTCAGGATGTCTGCCTCATCTGAGTACTCTTCGTAAGCAGAACCGATACGGCTTACCTGACGACCTGGGAGCAAGTATTCTACAGGAATGTAAGCACCTGCACCAGCGTCTGCAACGTAACACTCGTAAACCCATGCACTGCCGTCCTGATAAGGAGTTCCAGATACACGAACTTGGAAACGATAGTTATCGAATGAAAGAATAGCACCAGGACCAAAGTATTTTTCTTCAAGGCCAATGTAGATTGGTGAGTTACCAATACCTGGGGTAACTGTGCTTGCGTCAGCAGCAGTTAATATCTTTCCGTTATATTTAACAAAACGAATGTTAACAGCGTGGTCTTGGTCGATATTAACAGACCACTCATATTCGCGATTTTCAATAGTCATCGTTTTACCGAGACCACCAGTAATCATATCAATAGTAGTTGACACACCGTCATCCTTTGTACCAAATACCAGAGACAAGATACCTGCAACTTCATGAGGCTTTGTAAGCAAAGCGTTAGAAATCATGTTTTCGTCTACAAGGTCAGAGAAACGCTTTCCTCTGTACAATTGAAGACCGTTAAGTAAAGTATTCATATTATTTTATAATTTATTTATCTCAAAATAGACCACTCACCAACTCGGCAGCATTCTTTTGTTTTTGCTGTGAATTATATGTAGTATGATTTTTAGCTGAGTGTCTAAGTATTTTTCTAAGTTTTTCAGCAGCGGACGTTTCACCGTTTTTAGCAGCACCTGAGATAAGTGCGTCGCCTTTCATTGTAAAGTATGCAGACTCAATTAAGTTCTTTGTTAAGTTCTTATTAAAGTCCTTTTGATACTGAGATACACCATCTTGGTCTACCTTAAAGATGTAGTCATACAGTGCGTTTCTATCCTCCTTTGGAATAGAGATACCACGAATACTATTAAGCCCGTTTATTTCACTTGATACGGTCTCAAAGAACTTTTTATTCTGTTCTTCTTGTTGCTTAGCATATTCTTCTTGCTGTTTTTGACTTTCTTCCATCTCACGCTTTCTAATATCCTTTAGTCGCTCAAGAGCATCTTCAGATTCATCATAAAGCATGTCGGCATCTTCATATCTACTAATCTTGGCGTTAATCTGTTCATCTGAATAACCGTTGTGTTTCAACAGTTGCCTAATTACAGATTTTTGATTACCTTCATCTTCAAGGTCTAAGTTATCAAACGATAGAGACTCTTGCTGTTTACCATAAAAGTCTTCAAATTTACCACCATTCTTAACATATTCGTCAAGTTTGGCAATACGGTCATCTGCATATTGCGGAACAGAGTTCTGCTCTACAACTTTTCCCAAGTATTGTGTAAATTCGTCGATGGTAACAGGTTTATCATCATCGTTAAAATCCGCCATATTCCAACCTAAAGACTCACCTACAGCATCAAATAAAGCTGATACCTGTTGAGCTTCGGTTATTTCTTCATCAGAAGGTTTATTATCGCTATCATCGCTATCAGCGTCAGCATTGTCGTTATCTGAATTATCATCACCTTCGTCTTTAGGGTTGTTTAAAATATGTTCTGGGATTTTACTATCGTCATTGCCAACAGTAAAATCGTCTTTTTTTGTTACATCCTCAGAATTTCCATCTTGGTCATCTGGAGTCTTGTTGTTGTCATCTACCTCAACAACACTATTCTGCATGCCCATATTTGTTACATCTGTCGTCTCTTCTTTCCCAGAGTCGTTTCCGTAAATTTGGTCGAGCATATTATCAAGTGCTGATGGTTTTTCTTGTTTTTGTTTCGCCATAATTATTAATTAATAATTAAATATTATTTTCGCATAACTGCGTGTATTGATTTATATATACTAGTTTAAGTTTGTATTTGCAAATTAAATAATATAATTGTAATAAGGATTATAATCTTTACCATTAGCAAATCCAGGCTATAATAAAGGCTAACCGTTCATTATAGCACCCATAGTCTATTCTATTGGTGGTAATAAAAACATTCTATTTGTATTTATAGTACGAGTTGGTGTTATGGTTTGCTAAACCTACGGTGTTTGATAATCATATATATACTCTTGCTTCTACTGATTATTATCTCCAACAGGTTTTAAATAAACCTAATTAAATGGCTATTGCATATTATCATACACAAGCTTCTCTTGTTGCGTAGGCTATAATACATTTGGCACTACCGGCGCAATTGGTTTTTTATATGGTTCACCCATTACATGATAATACTAAGCAGCAGCTTTGCGTAAAGATTTCATATTTGCTAAATTTGTAGAATAATGTTCATATGTATCTCCATAATAACCACCATTCTTTAAATGTTTAGCAAAATCATAAACATTATTTGATTTTAAAGCCGGCCTGTATTTTCTAACTAATGTATTTAGATAAGCATCAACAAAGGCTTTATCATTATTAAATTTAGTATAATTGCCTTTGCCGTCATAACCGTAACCACCATAATTTTTATTATTTACAGCAACATTACTTGTGCCATACTGACTCTCCCAAGCAAGCTGGCTCATAATATTATCATATGTAGGTCTGCTTAAATACCCCCTCTATTTAAGACCGTCATATACCAACGGTCCTAACTTTTTTGCAAAATTAGTAAATTTATTACCAGTATTTCTAACGGGCTTTAATCTCTTCATATTATTCCTCCCCAGCTACTTTGTTCTTCAATGCAGTTGAAGCTTTAATCTTCTCTCTTTGTAGAGCGGCTTCGTCCTTTTGTTTCTGTAACGCCATTTCGTGGTCCATACGCTCCTTTTCTAAGTCTATCTTAGCATCTTCAATCTCTTTCTTTTGACGAGCTTCATAACGCTTAGAATAAGCCTCTTGGTCAATCTTTCTTTGAGCAGTAGCATCTTTAGCTATTTCCATTGGGTCTGGAATATTATTATTATTAGCATCCTTGTCTTCAGTACCACGGTAAGCACTAATTTCAGCAACAGCAATCTTTGTTTGATTGTCAGCATCAATCTTATATCTCTGGAGGTCCATTTTAGCCTCTTCGAGCATAAGTTCTTGCTGTTTAGCTTCATTCTGCATTTGTTGTAATGCTTGTTGTTGTTGAGCTTCAGCTTCTTGTTGCTGCTGTTGTAACTGTTCTTGTCTGGTCTGCATATCCTTAAGTTTTTGCTTAAGTATATTAAAGTTGTCGTTTGTAAGAATTTCTGCAGCCTCCAATAAACTTGCGCCGTTTTGCATTGCAGGCTGTATCAATGATTGTAACTTTTGTATATTCTCCAAATCCTTAGATGCATCACTTACGAATACATCCATATCTTCATAATAAAACTTCTGTGATATATCTAAGAATGCTCGTTCACCATTATCAAATATAAACGATAACTTTTGTTTGCCAGTACTTTCCCAAGCTCCCTTAGCAGTATTGAGTAGCATATTTAAAACTCTTCTCTTACACTGGTTATGAACCCAGAATAAAGGCTCTGTAATATGTGATGATTGAATCACAGAACGCTCTACGTTTCCTACAAGTTCAGATGTACTAATAGAACCTTCTCTTTGAGATGTAATACCAGATATAGTACCAGCTAATATTTCAATCTTATCCATAAGCTGAATATATTCAGATATTACATTAGACATTGTCAAATCTACAGAAGATATTTGATTGAATGATGCTGGCTTACCACCTTCTCTGCCCGGGATATTAAACTCAGTTTCATATGGATTTATAAAGTTTACACCAACAGATGATAAATAATGTAACCATCTATCTGGTGTTATACCCATTGATTTAGGTATCTGTGTAATATCCATATTGATAATCTTCCCCTTATCTCTTGCTATAGCTAATTCAAGCCTATACCACAATACGATATACATATACTGTAATGGCTTTAATATACTAACCAAAGAACGCGGAACGCTGTTTGTATTACTATAAATACAACCGCAGTATGGAAGTTTCTGAGAGTTTGGATTATCTATACTAACATGCTGATATTCTAATGGTTTTACACCAAAGTATATATCAGAGCCAGCTCTATAACCTTCCCACACTTCTATAATCCAATCTGGTTCTACTGATATTTCAGTACCAACCCTCTTGTATGTTTCATCACAAATAGTTACCTGCGGTTCTCCGGATTCATCTAATACGGTTACATAAAATATCTTTTTAAAAGACTTCCAGCATACATGCCATACTTCTATATTGTGCTTGTTACTAAAGTTAACACCATCTTTATCGTATATACGAGTAGTTATGTGATTAAAGTCGTCTTTTGGATTACCTTGTCCCATACTACCAACTGGTGTTCCGCTAATATATTCATTTAGCTTATTTAAGTCCTTCTCATCTAACTTATCGTAATATCTATCATATATTTCGGCTATAGGTAATCGCATTTTACGTACACACCAAGAGCCATCCTCTATGAACTCTAAATCAGGACTTCTATCATAATCAAAATCCATAGGATTAACCCGTTCAGCATAAGGCTCCCCGTTCTGTATTCCTACATAATAAACCTCAGTGCCACTAATTAATCCATCTTTCCAGCCTTTGATGAACTCATTTCCCAAAGATAGTTTTTCTTTAAGATATTCAAGAGTATGATATGCTGTGTTTTCTACAACATCTTTATACTCTTTATCCATATATTTAGCTATAGCTTCTGGTGGCATGATTTCACCACTCTGAAGCTGCTGTTGAAATTGCTGCTGCTCTTCAGGACCCATTTTTGATTCTATAGAAGCTAACATGTATTGCATCAGCATATCTTTTTCTTTATCTTGCAATTCTGACACAGCTTCTTGAGATGTCCTTATAACTCTAAAATTAAACGGTCTTTTAGTCTCTTCACCTATAAGAAGGTCTATTTTTGGTCGTATAATATTAAAGTCTTGAGGAGTGGCAGGAAAACCATCTTTAACCTTAAACGGATTAGTTATTCGCTCAAAGTCTTTTTCATCAAAGATACTATTATATAAATTATAATAAACCTACATCTCCTTATGCTATGTAGCTCTATTACCGCCACCTGAAGACACATCGCCTTCACCTATGATATAATCCACACATTCTTTTTGCCAATCTTTACCCTTTTTAGATAAAGGTAGCTTCTGTTGTGGGAAAGCGGAATTATACATATTATCTCTATCTCTCATTGTTAAAATGTAAATACAGGTGTGTCGTCTTGTACTTCATCACTGTCCCACCACTACTGGCTAAACAATGGCATTTCAAAGAGTTCAACCTATTTGTTTTTTTCTTTACTTTCAGCTACCTTTACCTAATATAACTCTTCTCTGTATAACATTGTCATACATAAAGCTATAACCCTATCGACGTTTTTAACACCGTCGTTTTCTATAAGTTCTTCTAATAAAGGTTCGCTGTATATTCTCTCTAAGTTAGGGCGTCCAGGCTCAAATTCATCCATTAGCCATTCTAATATAAGACCTTCTCCATACGCTCGTATAGATTTAGTCATATGACACCCTTTTCTTCTTTGTACTTTTGAATCTTTAAATATTTCAGATATTACCTTGTCTGGCTAATCTGCTAAAAGATAGTCGCAGTGTTTATTTGTAAAATACGGATATATACCTTTACGTTCATTCTCGAATAACAATCTTGCATTATAGAACATCAGAAGTTTTCGTACGTTTTCATAATACTATTCTGCAGTATCTGGTCTACCAGAATACTCTGCCACTATTACATCATTCCAAGCTTCTCCAGCTTTAACGCGTTTAAATATAAATGTTGAGCCTAAAGAGTTTGTAAATGATTCATCGTGGTCATATGGATCCGCACCAGCTATATACAACCCATATGGTGGGTCTTTTACAGGATACTCCCATATAACTACAGAACCATGAGGCTTATCATCTTTCTTTAAATGGTATGTTGTTATATCACCGGACTTCTTTTCTTCAGCTTTAACACCACCATTTCCATCCCATATTAGGTCAACAATATGCTTCATATTTCTAAGCTTTTCATTGGTTCTGATACGTGTTAGTTGATTCATTAATAACTTTCTTGGGAATATATTTTTACCCAACTCCAATACAGCTTCCTGCGGTTTTAATGGACGTTCTGATATAAATCTATCTATAGATGTTTGTGAAGCACCTCCATCTTTTACTTTATTTCTCTAGGATATAAGTTCTTCTATAGCTTTCTCTTTAAGACTATTTCCATCTTTATCCATAAACCTCTACTGTCCATTTTCGTCAGTAGATTCCATATTAGACCATGCTGGAACAAAAAATCCACATTTTGTATCACCTTGACCATCATCCCATATATTAGGAAATGATAAGCAGTTAAACGCTTCTGGATGGTAGAATAAGTTTTTAAGACCGTCGAAGCTAGAACCTTCCGAACCTCCTGTACCAAACGCTATCATTAAACCGAATGCTACACCATCGTCAGTTTCTACAGCAGGTTGTTCAACTCGCCATGCCGTTTCTAAGTTTGGGAACTTACCACCCTCTTCAAATAACACTAACTTACCACGAGTACCACGAAGTCTTTCAGGGTCGTTCTTAAGAGTTATTCCAGTTATGCTTGAAAGATAACCTTGTTCTGTTTGTTTGCCAAACTCATCAGTTATCTTAAAACCAGACACTCTTTCCATACGAGTGCTAGTTAATCTCTATTTAGACCATGCTGTATGTTTATCAACAAAGTCCATTATCTGCCAAGCTTTAGTAAGAATACCGTCTCCAATTAAGAACTTCTGTTCTGAAGCTACAGCGAAGTTTTTAGAGCCAGGTATCAACTCATAGTTTCTAACAAGCATTGATGCGCCTTTGAACGAATATCCTCTCTGACGACATTTGAGATTTACCATATGCTTACCTTGCTGTTCAGCTTCTTCAATCGCATTGAAGTAATAGTAATCGTAATCCCAAAATCTCGGAAATCCAAATATACGCTCACGTCTCATTCTCTTATCTCCAAACCTGTCTGTATACTCAACTTCCTACAACTTCATAATTGGACTATAGTTCAAGTAGAAGTAATTATATCCACTTATAGAATCACCATCTGGTGCTGTATATCCGTATAGACATCTATTAGTTTCTTCGTCCCAATACTTAGCATAGTCAGTTGTTCCTTTTGGTGCTAATGTGTAACATCCATGTTCTTGAAAGAATATGGCAGCTTGTCTAAATTTATCACTATTGAGTATCTTCTTATTAAAGTCAACCATAATTATTTAGCAATTTCGTACATGCCTATAACACCACCACCTTTAATCTTTCCAGATTCAAGTTGTTCGGCTTTTGCTTGCTTCATCGCTATATCCAACGACTTAACAACGCCGCTAACGTCTTTAAGTATTCGTGTTATCTTTAAGGCTGTATCTATATCCATATTACCTTCTGAATACTAATTCAGAGTTTCTATCAAACCTTCCGCAGCTGACTAAGATGACTGTAACAATCTAGTCCCAGGAGTCTGTTGAAACTCCTAGAATCTTTTTGCTAATATCTTCATTTCTGCGGTTGGTATATATTTATCATTATTGAATACATCTTTACCGACAATAGAAGACCTTTCCTTCTCTGGGTATGCTTCGTATGGGCTATTCCATTTATAAAGCCATATTATGTATTCAATTTCCTTCAGCGCCTAAGATTTATCCTCCGCACTATTATAGTGTTGTTTAAATGGAGGTATTGCTAAATCTTGTGTGCTAAGTTTTATTTTACCACCTTGTATATCAAACATTACTTTCTAATAGTTTTTGTCCAATATGAACATCATTACAAAGCGCAGATGTTATATATGGACTCATGTTTTTAACATCCTAAATATTTGTACTCTAATCAAAATCATTAACCTACAATTCAAAGTGCTTTCTAAATAACATAGTAGCCACTTTTGTTGACAGGTCTTTAACATTGTCAAAACTACAAGAGAAGAACGAAATTTCTGGCACGCTGTTTACAAGATTTGCACCTCTTGCAATATTTATTTCATCCATCATCTATACTGTAAGTTCGTCAATCATACCAACTTGGTCGAGTTTTGTTGTATAAATAAGTCCAACTTTTGCTAAAGTATCTACAGATATTACCTAAATTAAAGCTTTATAATCTTTTGATAATATAGAATACCTTTTGCTTAATCCGCATATATTTAAAGTTTCAACAAACTTATGTACATATGGTCTATTGTTGTACGGGTCGCCATCCTTTACATACTTATTTTTAGCATAATAGTTATTAATTATAAAATATACATGCATGCCATAATATCGTATAAGTTTACAAGCATCTTCAAGTTTTATAAAATTATTATTACTATTATCTATTTCTGCAAATGTTAATTCAATAGGCGTTTTGTTTTCTGAACCATTGTTAAACGACTCTTGATTACTTACAATCCATATATTATCCTTAGTAAATGTTACTTTCAAAACAATATTTTTCCAACCTTTTTTAAATGCATCTTTAATAACATCTTCTATTTTTGTATTAGAGTTTATAGATGGTTTAGAATTTATACATTTAAGAACATTGTCGGCAGCTTCAAATGATGCGGTAGATGGAGTAGTAGAATTAGAGCTTAAATCGGTTATGACTTCTTGTATTGATTTTACAGAAACATCTTCTATATTTGAACCATTATATCCACCGATACCATTTATATAAAGTTTATCTTTATACGTCTAATCGGTCTGTTTAAACAACGCTACTTCCAATGCATTTCTTCTAACATCAACATCACTTCCACTCCCTACAGAGAATATTGTTTGTATACCACCATCTGCAGTACTAGTAGATTTGTTAAATATACCACATGACAGCTCGCCATTATTCGTAGCACTATTATATCTACCAAATATAGCTAAGTTTGAAGAATATTTCCCATCTGGTCTTTGCAATCCAATCAACCCGCTACCAACAAATATAGAATTATTATTTCCAATATTGTGTAAATTTTCACCAAATAAAATAGAACTCTTAGAATAATTTATTACAGAATAGCAAAGTACTCTGTCATAATCTTTAAGTTTATTTAAATATACGTTATTAAACTCTACAGTATTGTCGTCTATTCTTGTATAACTATCTGCGCTTCTAGAAATAAAATTTGTATCGGATAGTTTTTTCAAGATATATTCATCATTCTATTTTAAAAACGCATATTTATCGGTTATAAGTAGACTTTTTTGTTTAATAATCCTATTTAAGTTTTTATTAATATTAGATTTTAATCTTAACTTCGGACCGTCGTTGTGTTTTATAACGTCTGCAATAAAATATCTACTTGATATAATAGAACCATCACCTCCTGATATTGCTCCAGAATTTAGAACAATATTGTAATAACCGTTAGAATTATTAACTTTACCAGAATTTATATTACCAGACCCAAGCTGCTCATTTTGAAATTCAGACAATCTACCAAAATTATCAAGCATATTTATATTTGTATACGGTTCATCGCTAACATTATTTATATCTAAATTTCTATAATTATTGCTAAATTTATCAAAAGTACGACTAAATTTATTTACATTTATTACCTTTTCTAATTCTGATTGTTCTTGTGTACCAGGAGTACCGCCACCGCTACCAACTAGTTGTTTTGTAGCATTCGCATCCAACACATAACCTTTCGGATAACCGTTATTAGAATAGCCTATGATAACATTTAAATGCTAAGTACCACTTAAGCCTCCACCTGTTAATACAGAATTAGTTAATTTTGCTTTATTCATATCTATGTGTTATTTATATTAATTAAAAAATACTGTCTATTTCAGAATTTGACAAAGCTTCAGTGTTATTACCAACGCCATGCATATCAGTACCGTCGAATAAGAATATAGAACCATCTTTTTCATTATAATATAATATATCTTGATATGGCTTTACTGCACCAGCAGATTCTTCTCCGTAGAGATGACCAGCACCAAATGTTTGATAGTATTTAGTCTGACCAAAATCATCAACGATTTTATATAACAAAATTTTACTTGAACTGTCATATACTATAGTACCATTAGTATCATTCGTAGATGAACTTTCAATACTTACACCATTAACAATTCCACCAAATGGAATCATAATGTTTCTTTTAGTTAATATCTTGGTTTTTTCATCTAAACATATTTCCCACGGAGACCACTTGTTAAGCTGGTCTGCTTGGTAGTTTTTAATCTTATATCTACGAACCCACCTGTAAGGACATTCTCGCATAACATAACCACCATCCACACGTCCTAAGTCTAAAGACGTTGTAGCTATTTGTGTTATATTTGTCATGAAAACATCTGTAAACTCTTCAAGGTATCCAACATGAACTGGATTTAATTCACCATTTTTAGTAGTAATCAAATCGTATCTTGTAACAGTTCTTCTACCACTAAGATTCTTTTTTCGTTCAGATATATTATCAATTGGGTCGTTTAAGTTTTTTATGTCTATAACTTGAGTAAGTCTGGTTTCGTTTGCATATATTTTCCCAAGAGCTTGATTTAATGTATCGATTGTTGATATATCTTCAAGCTTATTATTAATAGGATATGACCCTTGAAATCCTGTGAGGGCTGTTACTACATCTGTAGCGTGTTCTGCCGGCTTGTATGTCTCTGGTTTATTTTTAACACCAGACCATTCTACACTATCAGCAATCTCAGCAGTTGCAGCTGTACCGGCTACATAAGCCTCATATCCAGCCATTGAGTTAAGGTTATTGTCATCCTTAACAAAAAACATTCTACCGCCATCTGTTACCTTTACAGTATCACCATTCTGTATCTGGTCTTTTGTTAATGCAAACATAGCTGCCTGATTAACAACTACAACACATCTTTCCATAGCTGCCTTTGGTATGTTTGCAAGAGGCACTGTTTCTGAACCCCATTGAATCCCAGATGATTGTATTTGATTTGCAACATTTGCCCTGCCAACTACAACTGTGCCAGATTTTAGCTTGTCGTTATAATGCTTAAGACCATTAAGGTCTAAAAATTTCTTCTGTTCCATTTTCTTTATTAAACTAATTTATACATGTCAACAAATGCATTCTTGCCTATACGCTTTCCATTATAAAACTACGTTCCGTATCCATACAGTCTAATCATGTATGTGGAGTTAGCTTGCATTTGACTAACACCACTCACATTAAGATAATTACCTATACCTAAATTAACTGCATTAGAACCAGTTCTAATCATAAACTTGAACTCTTTAATCGAATCAGTGTCATTAACATTAGATAGTTTAAGATTAATCCACCAAGTCTATCCTATAGAATACGAGAATGCTGAATTGTCTAATATATAAAATACATTATCGGTTACATCGCTTATATAACTTTGATTAGTAACAACCTACTGCTTTGGCAGTAATTTTGACTTAATATTTTCTAAGAAGCGATTCAGTCCATTTAAAGTTACTACTTTCATACCATATTATTATAAGTTATTAATTTAATATAGCATCAATCTCACTCTCTGTTATTCTAACTATACTGTCAAAAACCTTAGTGTAGTCATCTGAGAGTTTCATTAGGTGGTTATCACACCAAGCGTATATATCGCCATTAGACTCATCATAGTATATTTTTCCAACTACTGGCGTTACGCCAAAATCTGATGTTGTACCATAATTTGAACCGCCAGTAAAAGAACCACAATATCCACCATTATCATTATCAACGAAAACCATTCTAACATCATCATACATTATACTATCGCCAGAACCTGACATCATTATTATATCAACATTATGTACGATTTTTTTAAATGGTAATATCTTAGGCTTACTTATTTCCTGTATATCTTTAAATGATAATATCTTAAGCCAAAAATATGTTGATGTTTCCTTACTCGGTGTGCTATTATAATATACATATCTTTCCAGGCTATTAGAATCTACAAATGTTATAATTCTACATTTGTCATTATTCTAATCTTTGTACATCTTTAATACAGCATCTGCAAGATTTGTATATTCTCCGTTTGGAGAAGCGTCATATACCTATGGAGTAGGTGTTGTTGGCTGTAATGAAGAACCTAAATTTAATATTGTTTTTTTGATTGAGTTTGCATCAAGTATATCTCCCTCTTCAAAATGCTACGAACGAACATCGTCATTATTTGCGAGCATTATAACTTTCGGAGTTCTCGGTAAGAATATATTTTCAACCAATCTCGAACCAAAAAGTTTAGATTTCTTCATGTGCTATAATTTTATATAATTATACAAACATAGGGATTATATATATACAATATAATCCCGTTATTGTCATAAACAGCTAAAGGGAACTACACTTATTGTGTAATCCCCTCAACTTAGAAGCATTGCTTTTCTATAATTATAACGCCGCTTCCCGTAGCAACATCACGCGTTATGCGGCTACCTCAGACCCCTCATTTGAGTCCGCCGCTACCGTAGTAGCATCTACTTGATTCTTCTCAACGTCTTGTGATTCCTCTGCAGATGCATCAGGCGCGCTCAATTTCTTATCGCTGGAACCAAAACCATTCTCACCACGTTCACTTTCGCTCAATTCCACTGCCTCTGTTACAGTTATTTCAGGAATTGGCATGATAATCAATTGTGCAAACTTTTCACCTACACCATACATAGCTGGACGAGCATCTGTTGTAACATGCATCTTAGCCATGATTTCACCTCTATAGCCAGAGTCAATTACCCCAACCGAGTTTGTTAAAAACATAGATTTGTTTGCAATTGATGAACGAGGGAACAGTAATCCAACATGACCTTCTGGTATTTCTACAGCTAAGCCAGTATGGTAAACAACTACAGTTTGTCCACATTCATTAGATTCTAATGAAATACCAACTGTTGTTAAATCAAGTCCTGCGTCGCTCTTATGCGCGCGTATAGGCAATACAGCCTTTTCATCTAATCTCTTAAATTTAAGTTCCATTCGTATTAGTTTAATTAATAAACATTTAATTAACCCATCTTACAGCATGGGAAATCTGTTATGGTCGCCGCACTAGGACTCGAACCCAGACAGACGTGGGGTTAGAGCCCACCGCGCTACCA